CCGACAGAATCGGTTCTTCATCGCCCGATCCGTGCTGTGCGTGCCGGAATAATCCAGGCCCTCATTCATGGTGGCGGCGAACACGGTGCCCGGACCAACCTTCAGCACACCAGCCTCTTCGACGTGCGCCGTCCGGGTGTGATCCAACAATGCCATCAGTGGATTTCGGATGTGATCCGCCACACGGTTGAACTCGTCCAGGATGATGACGCAGTTGCCAGCCTCAACGGCCAGCCAGAACTGCGACTTGCGGAAGTAGGTGCGCCCACCGCTGGCACCCTTGACTCCGAACCAATCCCTCGCTTCACGCACATTTGGGCAGTCCATCTTGATGCACGGCAGCTTGAACATGGCTGCAAGCTGGAATGAGAATTCAGTTTTTCCCGCGCCCGTTGGACCAACCAACAGGATGTTGACCGCTCCCTCCGGTGGCTTCGATCGGATCTCGTTGACCAGTTCAGCCGTTTCCTTCAAGTCATCGCTCCAGGAATAGAACGGGTCGGGCTTCGGGACGTAGGTTGCCGTGAGTTCAGCCTTCGCTTCGTCATCGGGTGCGGTGCTGGCGATTGCCCTTGCCGCTTTCTCCAGGATGTCAGCGAACACGGCCGGCCCTTGCTTGGCGACCAGCTTCTTGATCTCCTCGCCTTCACCGTTGGCCAGGCAGTGTTTGACCAGGGTCTTGACGGCTTCGGGATCCAGCGTAGAAGCGGCCGGAGTCTTGAGGATGCGGGACGTGATCCCCTCGATGGAATCATCCAGCTTCTTGGACAGCTCACTGATCATCGGCTCGATGTTACTGAGCAGGTTCTCTGACTCGACACGAACGCGGTGATCCCAGAGCGGGGCCATCTGTCCGGCCAACATCCGCACCATGTCATCCTTGATCTCGGGCGGTGATGCTTCGGAGGTGGCAGGCTTTGCCTTGGCAGTGCGCTTCGGATAAGGATTGCCACCATCCATGGGTTTGGCGGGCTCGGGCTTCGATTCAGCCGGCCCGATAACCAGCGTCGCCAGTTCGTCCCAGCGTCCGCCGGACACCAGGAGATTGACGGTGGACAAGGCGGGCACGGCATCCTCATGCTCTGCCTTGCATTCATACACCACCTTGCTGATGGTGCCCAGATCGCTGCCTGTCATGCTCAAGAGCTGGCTCAAGACGATCGCAGCCATCTCGTTTTGATCATCGGTGAGAGTTGACTCCAGCTCCCTCAACGATTGCGTGAGCTTCTGATACTCAACCTTGGCGCGCAGCTTCTTGGTTCTCGCTGCGATTGCTGGACTTAATTCTGTCGCTGTCATGGTGGTCTTTCTGTTTGTGGTTTGCTGTGCGGTAACTGGAAATTGGAAACTGACTTTCCAAACTGGTGTGGTCTCTGAGTGAAAGGCCCATGCGCCCCGGCTGGGTGAAGCTGTCCGCTACCACACGGACAGTCGCACCCAATTGAACGCCTCGACGTGGACCACAACGAACACGGAGGGGAGCCGGGGGAAACGCATGGGCAAGGTTGTGTTGCTCTACGCTGTAGGTCTTACCGATTCGACTTGTTGCCACCAAGCGGTGGAGTCGATTGGAATTGCGCAGCTTGCGCCGTCATCCCAGACGATGGCGACGGCGAAGCTGCCGTGCTTGCGGGTGACAATCCCCTCGCTTGGCGGGTCGGCACCCTCCGATTCTCCTTCCGGCGGGCTCCACTTGATGCGGTCGCCCGGCTTGAGTTGCGAGGGGTTCACAGTGTGGTGATGGTGATGGTATTGTGAAACTCCTTTGCCCTCTCGCACTTCGGATTACGCATGATCTTGGTTGGTGCAGCCCACTGCTCTGCTCGGTGGGCAATAAGGCATCGCAGTTCATGGCCATCCCACTCGTCCGGCACTCGGCCCTCATCGATGTGCTTGCAGATGTCTTGCGCCATTGATCGGCAGGCGAGGTGAACGAACCGCTTCTTCTCAGACTTCCACATTCGGATGTCTTTGCTCATTTCTTTCCTTTCAGGAATCACTGGGATGCACCATCCCGGCGACGCCAGTGATTCGGTGGATGGTTGCAAGTTGAACACGCACAGCCTCGTTCCAAGAGGACAGTCCGTGTTCCCTTGAGTTTATCAGGGCAAGCATCTTCTCAAGCTCATGCCTGAGTTGATCCAGGTATTCGTCGGCTGTCATTGCTTTCCTTTCTTCCACTCCTGCCAGAAGAACACCAGCGCCGCGACGAACGAACAGGCGAAGGCGCTGATCAACCAGCGGGTGAGTGGGTCGGTGAGTAGTAGCATGTCAGTCCTTGATCTGGCGGCGGATTGGGGTGGTGTTCCTTTCGGGATGCGCTGGCAACCCAATGCCACCATCAACGAATCTCCACGCCTTCTTGTGGGTGCTCCAGAATTCATCTCCGTGGAGGATGACATCCCCCTCCTGCACCAGCTCATACCTCACGCGCTTTGGCTGGGTGATGCGGCGGCGGTAAGCGTAGGAACGCAGTGACCGCACGGTATGGCCGAGGCTTCCCTCGACTGGTAACCACTCACGCCCCGGGCCACACATGATCTCGTCGGCAGCCAACACGATGTCATCCGGTTCAAGCAGCCGCCAACCCTCGCCGGGATCGATGGACTTCTCCTTCGGCGGATGCACGGCGGGCTTCAGCTCCACGCCGGCGGCCTCCAGCGTGCGCAATCTGGCTTCGATGGCTCGCAGCGCGTCGTTGCCATACTCCATGCGCTTGGCGACGGTGGATTGCAGTTCGGCGAGTTGCTTCTCCACAGCTTCGAGGCGCACCCGCCCTCCGGAGAGAACCCTACTCTCAAACGACGCGATGGATTCCGCCAGCTCGCTTATCCTGTCATTCAGTGCACGCACAACGGGATTGCTGATTGGGATGTCCACGCTTATCAGCTTGCGATGCAGCGCATCGACTCGCGCTACGAGACTTTCCATTGTAGTCGGAACCTTCACTGTGCTTGTGACTTTCTTCTTCGTGCTCATTGGTTACCTTTCGTTTTTGGAAACTGAGTTTCCATTCAGTCTTGAAACATTCTGCGATGTGCGTCCTCCGCTTCGCGCTCCTCATGCTCCACTCGCAAGCGGCGGGCAGCCTCGGCGTAGTTCACCGAGTCGGACGGGTGCGCCCATGGATTGTGCATGAATCCACGGCTGATCTTCTCGGCGTAGCGTGCACCAGCCAGCAGGTTGCCATCCATGTCCGACTTGAGGCAGTGGATGATCTGCTCTGGGGATGCGGGGCCGCTCATGCCAGCACCTCCACCTGATTGGCTTTGGAGAGAACTGTTCGCACCTCTACGCTAACGGCATCAATGGCATCGGCCTGATCGTTGCTTGCCGACGTGCGCGCGAGTTCTCCCAAGAGTTCAGCGCAAGACTCCAGTGCCGCCACCACTTCAGGCAGAACGTTGATGCAGTGAGCTGCCAGTTGAGCGTCCACCTCATCATCGAACTTAGCAATGGCGTCGCCGTCGCCACCGTTCAGGTTGAATTTGTACCCTTCCCAGCTTTCAGCCACGAACATCGGTCCATCGTGCGCCAGCGCAATGGCTTCTTTCAGTGTCTTCATGTTGTGTCCTTTCTACTCCAGCGCCAGCGATCCTGTCGCCGGGGTGTTGTCCATGATGTGCATGGCGATCTTCTCGATCTCCTCACGGATGCACCGGATTGCGTCCAGTCGCTTGACGTGTTCAGCCCTTGCCTTCGTGAAGGCATCGTCGCCTTGCGGGTAGTAATCCCGCCCGTTCACGGTCATCGCAGCCAGCGCCTCTTGGGCAGTGCTCAGTCCATCCATTGCCGTCCGGCATTCGCGAAACAAATCGCGCGGCGCCGTTCCGTTCATGTGCAGTGTGGGGTATTGCATAGGTTTGGAAACTCACTTTCCAGATTCTTTTCGCCGCCATGCCGGCAGCCAGTTGCGCCTGCTGATTCAGCCGGGCAGCCGCGTCCGACTTCATTTTGGCCACCGCGCCTTCCGCCGGGCGTTCCGGCGCTTCTGGCCGGGCAAGTGAGGGGCGACGCCGTGCTTCCAGATCGAGTCCGCCTTGAAGTCGGGCGAATTGGCGATCTGTGCGATGCTGCGATTGCGACTGATCCTCCGCGCCTTGTTGCGATCACTCCGCGAACGCTGGCCGATGCGCTCGCCCGGCGTGGCCGTGCTCTTCTTCATGCCCTTGCTCTTGGTCTGCTGATTCATCTGCATATCTGTCCTGCCTTTCTCTTGGTTGTGGTTTGACCGACTGAGCAGGCGGGCCTGTCACACTCAGGCCAGCCGTGCTCAAGCGGCTTGGAAAGTCACTTTCCAAACTATCAAGCCTCGATCGATGGCTGCTTCGCCAGCGCAGCCCGGAGCAGATCCGTGCCAGCCTTCACCAGACGCTTGGCAATCTCCTCGTCCTTAACCAGTTCGGTCACGCGGTCACGGCACTGGGCATCGGCAGCGCGAAGTTCCTTACGGATGTCTTCGACGGTCTTGAAACACACACCCGGCAGCTTCGCTTCCTCTTCCTCTTCGGACTGGATGACGACGCGCGGAACCACGAACAACTCCAATGAAACCTTTAAGAATTTACCATCATTCCAGGCGTTAGACATGCGCAACTGATCCGGCCGCTCACAAACGTAGTCCATGATCTTGGCGTCTCGCCGCTTGATGATGGCGGAGCGCATCTCGCCAACGTGAGCGACGTGCTTCTGGTTCTCCACGAACATCGCCCTCGCCGTGGCCTCGATGATCTCCGCCCTTGTCAGCGGCGGTTTCGTTTCAGGCGCGGCTTTGACCAGCGCCAGTGATTTATTGTTCTTCATGTGGTGGTTTTGTCTTTTTGGAAAGCGAGTTTCCAAACCTCACACCGTCGCCCGAGCCTGCAACTTGGCCTTCAGGGCAGCCAGCCGTTCCGCCACGGTGAAGGTTCCAGCCGGCGGCAGACTCACGGGAGGGGCCAACGCAGGCGCCACCGTCGCCGCAGGAGCGATCGTCGGCACAAACCGAGCCGAAGCCCCAGACGGCGCTTCCGATGCCTTGGCTGGCGTTTCCTTGGCCTTGGGCGTGCCCTTGCTGCCCTTGGCCGGCTTCGGTTCTTTCGGCTTGTCGTAAGCCGCCAGGAATTCGGCAGCCTCAGCCGGATGCGACAGCACCGCATCCACCAAGGTGTCATCGTAGAAGTCGCGGGCCAGCTCGCCGTGCTTCACGATGTTGCGGATCTTCTTGCAGCCTGCGGTAATCGGACGCCGAGGGTTGCCATCCTTTTTCAGACTCGGATCGGGATTCGGCAGGTTGAGAAGGTCGAAGCCTTCGTACTGGGTCACTACGATCATGGTATTCTGTCTTTCTTGGTTGAGTTGAGCCTTGAGACTTTGGAAAGTCAGTTTCCAAATGTCAAAGCCGTGGTTGTGGCCACGTCACCACCCTAAGCCGGCTTTTCGCGCGCCTCATAATCGCACGTTCCAGCTTAGGGCGGGGCGTAATCACGCTGGTTCTGTTATCGCCACATATTGCTCACCTTCCCTTCAATCGCGGCATGGCAGCCGCGCCTCGCCACGCGCTCACACTTCGCATGGCGACGCGCAACCCCTACGCAAACAGCCTGCTCCTGACATGATCAGGACCAGACGCCCGGACGTCCCGACCGGGAATGTCCAGACCGAGCAGGCTCGCAAGCTCTGTCCGCGCCCTGTCCGCGCGCCTTGTCGCCCTGTTCGGCGGCAGGTCACCAGCCTCACGCTGGCAATGGATGCACTTGGCGCCCAGACAATGACGGCAGGTATTCACGCCAGCCTCCGTGCGCTCACGAACGCCTTCCGCGCACCAGACCGCCCAAGGTGGCGCACAAGCGCCAACTCCCTGTCGATCACGTCATGCACGTTCGCCGCGTGCACCACGGCGCGATACAGCACGCCGTTCACTCTGTACTCAACTCGATACATGGTAGCCTTCCCTTTCATCTCTCAGAACGCCAGCCCGCTCCGTTGCACCGGTCGCATAGCGTCCCTTTGACCGCCAGCAGACGGTCGCTTCTCGTTGTGGTAGTTCTCCGGTAGCTCATCTGCCGATGTCCCGGCCGTGCTAATCCAGCCTTGTGCAATAAGCAAGATCCCCTCTTGACCGCACGAGCCCGCCCTTTGGAAACTCGCTTTCCAAATCCAAAGGGCGGAACCGCGGGGTCTCTACGTGCAAATCCAAGTCCGCTTGAACGGACTCCGCCGGTGTTTCATGAAGCCGGGAATGAACGCCAAGCCACTCCACGTTTCCCCGATCTCTCGCCCAATCCACACGCCGCACTGGTAACGGTGGAAAATCTGAGCAGTGAAAAGCCACCGCCCAAGCATGAATTCGATACGCATTGCCTAATCCTTTCCGTTGATGTTTGACCGCACGCTTCAAGGGGCGAGCTTTGGAAACTACTTTCCAAACCCTCGCCCCCTGCTACGCAAGGTCGCCTTGCCAGAGAACCGTGAAGCGGATTACTCCCCGCCTTCCGAATCCTCTTCGGCCGCCACCGCTTCCGACATCTCCGCCGCTTGCATGAGAAGCTCCGCCGCCTTCACCGCGTCATTCTTGCAAGCCTTCAATGCCCGCTTGCACAGAGACTTGGCCGTAGCCGTACTGTTCGCGGTTTTCTTGCCGCGAGGTTTCGCGTCCGGCCCGAAGTTCTCCGGCATGGACAGAATCCTGTTGATCCATTGGCGGGACACCGAGAAATCCTTCGCCCAACTCTTCACCGTCTTCCGGTCGCCGCCAGCCTTTTTGGCCAACGCAATCGCCGAATTCATCGCATCCAGAACCGTCACCATGGCACCAGTGAAACCAGTGATCGCCAGAATGAATGCAGCCTTGGCTTGCGCCAATGCGATGGTAGTAGTTGATTCGCTCATGATAGTACTTTGCCTTTCGTGGTAGCACGCTCTGAAGTATGTTGTGGTTTAGGATTTGGAAAGTAGCTTTCCAAAAACCAGAGCGCACTATGCGAAAGTCAAAGGGAACGCGGAACGGTAGAACATACCAATCCCGCGTTCCCAAAAAGACTTTCTCTCGCGTCCGCTTGCCTTCACATTACCAAGCGGACATAACGGGTCACAGTACGTAACCCGGCATCAAGTTGTTTCGCCCTGTATCTATGCTTTCAGGGGAGTAGGTTTGAACGATTTCCACGCTTAACACGGTAGGGAATAATACACCGCACTAGTACCGTGAACGGTAGCCATTGCACTAGCTTGCCAGAGTGCCATTACGCACACAGCAAACACTAGTGTTGACCTTAAACCGCACTTTTACGCGCCAGTTCATCGAACCGCCACACTCTATCCCGCAATGTATATCCCCGGAGTCAATCGTCCCATTTCTCCACTGGCGACCTTAGGCCAGCGTTTAGGTTAGCTTGGCGCGGCACTGAACCGCTTCGCCCTTTCAGGCTTAAGAGTCGCTCCTTCATGACGAAGGAGTCGGACCCGCCAGCATTGACTCGCAAGGTTTACTCGCAAGCGTGGAACACTTTAGCAGTCCACTCGCACTCGATCCGTGCCGGCCATGACCCGGCAATGGGATGTTTTTCAAACACTGGCCTTGTTCGGGTTTCCAGTCACCCTATCCAGTTCCGGGCTTTGGATGTGCCGCTCACAAAGAGGGGAAAAGGTTGCAACACCGGCAAACCACACCCTTGGAAACCAAGTTTCCAAATCCCTACCGGCAATTGCAGGGGAATTGTCTCTACGTAGGAGTTATGGACGCACAAGTACGCAGAACACGCTTAGAAAGTGAGTTTCTAGGAGGGGTCAAAACGACGATATTTTAGGTCGTCATTTGAGCCGCTTGTGTAAACCCTTTGTGCTAAGGGTTTAACACGTTCCAAGGCGAGGGATGGCGGGGAGGGGTGGGAAGCCAAACTGGCGCGGCGTAATTAATACACCCCTCATCGAAACTTTCTGGCTCCTGGGAATTGGGTTCTGAGATGGGTCTGAGGGTGAAGCTGAAGCTGCATCTGAAGGCATTACAAAAGTGTACCTGGCCTTATGGTGGATTACTTCTGATTATTCAAGATTACGATAAACAAAGTTGTTGACGTGGCGCGGTGAGTTGGGTTATGGGTGTGAGCGTGCAAGCACTGAAAAAAGAACGTTGGGATCGTGGGCAGCCAAGCGTGCCCCTGTGCAGGCTGCATCTGTCCGGCCACAATATACTCGCGACTGACGAGGGTGTAACGAACCTGAAACGCAAGTGCGTCTCGCGGAGTGGGCACAGGCCGGGAATAACTGCTCACCAGGGGGCACGATCCCAGCGTTCAAGTACACGGAGGGGATATTGATTATATGTATGGAAGACACTTTGAGTCGATGTATACGGGGTCGATGGTTGGGAAGGGGAGTGCGTTCTTTGCGGTGTGGGGGTACGTGATTTCACACTACAGGTATGACTCGAAGATGGATGATGTGTGCGTGGAGTTGAATCCAGTGTTGCTGGGCTACCTGCTCGGGGAGGACGTGAAGAAGATTGTGAAGGTCATAGGTGAGATGTGCGCTCCCGATCATGAGAGTAGAAGTGATAGGGAGGAAGGGAGGAAGCTGGTGATGGTGGGGGCGTATCTTTACCGGGTGGTGAATGGGAAGTATTACGACAAGATCAAGAAGGCTACAGACAGGAGGGAGTATTTGAGGGAGGCTCAACAGCGGCATCGTGATAAGGCGAAGGCGCAGAAGTCTGCTGCTGGTTCGGGGGCAAATAGGGAGCGTCTGACGATGGCGGAGGTGATGGGTCAGGGTGGGGGATTGACGTTTGCGCAGAAGTATGAGGTGGCGACTGGGCATCCGGACGCTGAGTGCGCTGGCTTGAAAGGAAATCAGCAATATGACAAAGACACCGCAGGAGATTCACAACGACAGGGTGAGGGCGGAGATAGCAGCCAGCGAGGCGCGAATGAAGGCGGACGAGCCTTACATACGATGTCGGCTGCGGAGCTTGGGGGCTACGGAGGAGGAGATAGAGTGGACGTTCCGTCCTCCGGAGAACATCTTTCTAAAGAAGCTGTACAGAAGGATGAAGTAACTTTGGATTCGTTGCCGGTGGATTGAGAGAGGAGCTATGGAAAGCACAACGACAGAGAAGAAGCGATACGACAGGGCTGTTGGCCTTGCGGTGTCGGACGAGCTGTGCGCTGTGCTGGGGCCGGCGTGTGAGCGGATTATCGTTGCGGGTTCGTTGCGTAGGCGGAAGGAGACGGTGGGTGATGTGGAGATACTCTACATTGGGAAGACTGAGGTGAGGGCTGATCCTGCGGACATGTTTGCGAGCATCACGGTGAATCTTGCGGATGAAGTGATTGCGGGATTGGAGAGGGCCGGGGTGTTGGAGAGGCGTAAGAACGTGAATGGGTCGGAGATGTATGGGCCGAAGAACAAGCTGATGCGCCACTGTGCTACGGGCATGCCTGTGGACTTGTTTGCGGCGACGGCGGAGAACTGGTGGAACTATCTGGTGTGTCGGACGGGGCCGGCGGACAGCAACACTCGAATCTGCATGGCGGCGCAGGAGCGCGGGTGGAAGTGGAATCCGTATGGATCTGGATTTACAAATAGTGGTAGCGGCGAGGCGCGCGCAATGGGATCGGAGGCTGAGGTATTCGCGTTTGTTGGGCTGCCATACATGAAACCAGAGGAACTATGAGCAAGACCGCTGAATTTCGGTTGGGCGAGTTGAATCACGAAGCGTTCTACGCGCGCCTTGGTATGGAGCAACCTATACCGTGGGGATTGTTGGAACAGAGGTATAGGAACGCGTGGAGCTACTCGGCTGAGGTTGTGCGGAGTTCCGTGTTGCGAGAAGAGCATCCGGACGTGCGATCGTTGCCGGTGCCTGGTTTTGAGGAAGCGTTGGACCTATTCGTCGTGGAGGTTGAGCGCCGTGCGGAGGCGAACATGTTGAAGACTGGGAAGCTGGAGGGGAGTCACTACGCGGCGATGAAGCAGGTGCAGGTGGAGATGAAGGAAGCGAGAAAGGCAAAATCATGATACAGAGCTATTCGATTGGAGAGGCAGATCCGTGGAGGCTGACGAAGGTGTCCGGCTACCGGCTGGCGGAGGCGATCATCACGACTGGTGCGAAAGTGATATACGCTGGCTGGGACACAACGTGTCCTGCTGGGTATGCGTCTTTGAGGTTTCAGATGGACACGGCCAAGATCGGGGAGTTCAAGGAGGTTCTTGGAGCGAGGGTGGACGTGGTGGAAGAAGCTGGAGGTGCAGCATGACAATGGAACAACTTGAGCGGAGGATTGATGAGCAGGCGTTGAAGGCCCAAGCCATGGCTCAGGAGAAGGACCTCTGGGTTAGGGTGTGGGTGACGCTTTCCGGGGTCATCGGGGTGGAGCAACCGGAAACGGCAACTCGGTGGGCGGACAAGGCGGTTTCGGATTATCGGGATCGCTGGGGTCCCAGCGGGGTTTGGGTGGGTCAGAAAAAAGAACCTTCCGTGGACGCGTCGGGAGGGGGTTTGGCTACCAAGGTGGCACCCTGAGGCTAAAAACGCGTCCTTGAGCTACGCAACATGTAAAGAAAGGCATTCAGATGAACGATCAGACTGTCGGTTTGGGTGGGATTTCGGGTGGTAACGTTTCCGGGGGAATCCCCGGGATGACTTCCATGGCCCCGGGAGAGGTTCCGAAAGTGGGGCTTTCGCGTGAGGAAACCCAGCGTGGTCTGGACGCCTTGATTGGGGATCCGCCGCTGCCTGGAAACTCAGTTTCTAAGGTGTCCCTGGCGGAGGTGGCTTACCTGGGGTGGAACTCAGGTTACCGGGCGGCGCACGGAGAGGAGGCGGACACTCGTCTGCCTGGGCTGAAATTCGAGAGCTTGATTCCTGAAGTTCTGAATGCATGGTGGGTGGCAGCGGAGCGCGTTCGGGAAGAGGTTCTCTACCGGGAGGCGTTCAAGACGGCGCCGCCGAAGGAAGCTGACAGGGTCAACGAGCGCCACTTCGCCATGAGTGACAAGTCGCTGGGATTGCTGGAGCGGATCTTGGAGGAGTTGATCGGGATGAGAAGCAGGTTGCCGATATTAGTTCCAGGCCCCCCGATGGAGCGGGGGTCGAGATATACATCCGATGCCTATGAGGCCGCGCTTGAAAAAATGCTCAAGGAGAAAGGCGCGTTCACGTTCCCCACGCCGAAATCGTTCGCGGATGGTATGCCGGCTGGGAAGAGCGCAACTCAGATTACTCCTGGTCCCATGCCGAGGACTGCTGCTGAATGCGCGGACGGGAACTACGGGTTCGCTGCTTACAGGGCGAAGGCAGACGAAGCCATCAAGAAGATGATCGACGAAAAGCTTGTCGCCATCGAGGGTGTTACGAGGGAACAGACGATCGAAGCTTTCAAGCAAGCTATCGCGTGCGGCGACTTCACGCGGTTGGTTCAGGCGGGCACCGATGCGCAGAGCGTGGTGTATATCCCGTTCCATAGGGAACAGGAACTGGAGCAGTCCAGAACAGAACTCCTGAATCAGATAGACGAACTCAGGCTGGAGATAGAACGACTCAACCAGAGGGAGGGTGAGCTGGTTCAGCAGAACGGAGATCTGGCGACCGAAATAAAACGACTCACTGGGCAGCTCAGACAGCCTCTGAAACCCAACTCCCAGTGACCGACTTTTCTCCAGACGAAAAGCGTGTGCGCGAAGCTGCTGAAGCGTTGGGTGAGCATTTCGACGCCGTGATCATCTTCGCCACACGCTATGAGTCCGAGCTGGCAAGCGGGACTATCCGAGTGAGCCACGGAACCGGAAACTGGTACGCCCGCTACGGCCAGGTGCGGGAATGGATAGTGAGGGAATAGGAGCGGACCAGGGTCCACCTGAGGGGGCAGTGCGAGGATAATGAATCATGAGCCCAACCCAGAGAACGCTAGCGGAGATCAGGAAGCAGGGGCACCGCGCGGGGATCGTGGAGAAGTTCAACCGCTTCGTGGGTCCGCACGGAATTCGTCAAGACCTGTTCGGGTGCATCGATATACTTGCCCTCGATCATTCCCGTGGCGTGATCGGCATTCAGTCAACGGGACAGGCGTTCCGGGAACACGAACTTGCTATGCTTGGCGAGAAGGCAAAGGACTGCGTGGACTGGCTGAAGACTCCTGGCGCTCACCTTGAACTGTGGGGCTGGAGGAAGCTCAAGGTGAAGCGCGGAGGGAAGGCCATGAAGTGGGAGATTAGAAAGCGGGTTTTTAAGCTGGAGGATTTCTCCGTAGCGGGGAGTAGCGTTCGGGCTTCGTTGGCTGAACCGCCAGTTTCGCGAATCGATCCACGCGCGCCATCCCGACATCCAGAGGCTTCTGTTCTCGAGCTTCCACTGGACTGACCGAGGCTGTGGATCCTCTCACTGTGGACCCCACCGAATAGATGCCCATATTGGGGTGGCCAATCAGCCCGGACGCGCAGGAGATAGCCTGAGCGATTGCTATGTCTCTTGTTTCTCCTACTGCTTCGATGGTGACTTTGAACATGGTGTTTACGAGGTTACCCTGAGCAGGCACTTGTCCGCGAAGTGCTGAGCCAGCCGGGCGTGTACCTGGGAGAGGGTTCCGCCAGGAAGGCTGGCCACCAGCGCGCTAACGATGGTGTCGGCTTCGTCGATGAAGAGTTGCAGGCTCTTCTTCTCCCAGCCATCCATGCCGAACTCAGGAACCGGCCTCTCGATGTAAATGATGCAGGGCGTGCATGGACTGCCATGGGCGCAATGCACGGGGACTTGTTTTCGTTCAGGATTCATTCGAGTGTGAGTTTGACCCGCTTGAAGAGCAGGTTGGATGGGAAGTTCTGGATCTGGGTGATGTCAGCGTCCATGGTGATGGTGGCATTGGGGTAGCCGCCGGCCTGGATGCAGTTTCCGGTGATGCAGGGTTGAGTCGATTCGGAAACAAATACGGCTTCTCCAAATACTCCCAAGCATCGCGATCCATCTGGTTGTGTCATTCCGCATGGAGTTCCAAGATCGCTACGAGCCCATGTGCATCGATGGCACTCCGAGCATCTTCCGACTTCTGGTCCGAGCGAGAGTGGCGTCGTAGGCTTCACGATGCCCCCGCTGGTGATCTGGGACTGGCGCTGTTCGTAGTCCTTGATGACGGCCTGGGCAGCGCGCTCCCAGTCCCTCTGAGAGTACTGCGAATCGGTATAATAATTCGGCGGCTCCGGCCTTTTATGGAACGCCTCGAAGTTGATCTGTCCCGGTGTCTTCATGGTGTGTTTGCTTTGGTTCAGCGTTGAGTTACGCTGCGTCTGTTCAGCCGTCAACCGGCAGATCCAGAATCGATGAACCCTTTATTTTGGTTGTGCGCAAAGAAGCGAGTGATCGAGTGGCGGCAAGCTGTGCGCAGAGAGCATCTGACTCCGCGCCGTTGGTTGAAGATTGGACTGACGCTGGCTCGGTTCTGGAGCTGGAGGTCGCGCGAGAATACCCTGGAGCATCTGGGCTGGTGTCGCGGCTGTACGCTCTACAACCGTCACCGACATCAATGCCGGCCCTGGGAAGGAAGCCATCTGGGATGTGGCTGTCACATGCCATCGAAGATACGCTTCGGGGGCGGGTGCTGGGCGTGGGAGACGAAGCAGGTTCGCCTTGGGATTGTTGGCTGGCCGCAAGAGCGTTGAACTTGTGGAGAGCGTCTTCTTCGGTCTGGTAGGTCCAGCCTTTTACGCCCCACTCGTTGGAGCCTGGAAGATTCTCGCAGGCTTCGGTGGTATTCCCAGCCGGCCAGGTGTGAGCCTTTTGATCCTTCACCTTCACCACCTCGTAAGAAACTGACTTTCCGCGGGTCTTGATGAACATGGCGATTCGGTCGCGGCGGCGCAGGAGTTTGAAGTCCCAAGCGTACTTGTGGAATTCGGGGGAGAGAGGTTTCATAGGGTCAAAACGGAATCGAATCATCTTTATCCTCCGCCATTGCAGCCGGTGATTGCGCTGGGGCTGGCGCCGTCGCGCTCTGTGGCGCTGGCGCTGCTGTGGTTGCTGGGCGTGCTGCCGTTGTAGCCGGAGCCGGCGCCGCACTCCCACCCGCAGCCTGCACCACGCAGAAGTCATCGGCCATCATGGTGAGCTTGCCGTAGGTCTTCCCCTGCCATTCGTTCGTCTCGGCCTTCGGCGTGCCTGACGCCATCACGACGCAGCCAAGGACCATGGATTGAACCAGCCCCTCCGGCTGCCGGTAGCATTTGATCTCTGCCTTGTCGTGGTAGGTCTTGCCGTTCCATTCTCGGCCCACCAAGTCTTCAATGGCGACGGACGCGAACGGTTTCTTTCCGTCTGGTGAAACGAGGGTGCAGCGTGTGACGCGGCCGATGAGTGTAGCTTTGCCGATCATAGAATTCTCAGGGTATCAGGGTTGCTGGTGCTGGCGTTGATGCAGATTCTTCGTCCGTCTTTAACTCGGACGGCGTTGATGAATCCGGGGAAGGACTTGTTCTCGGTGATGTCGCTGAGGGTCCACTGGACTCCTTCACGATCGGTGTAGAGCATACGAAGTGGAGCTGCCCCACTGCCGCGTCCACTATCTGGTCCCCGCTCAGGCGCAGGCGCTTGGTCTTTCGAGAGTTCTTTTTCCATAGGCTGAATGTCTCTGTGGTTGGATCGAACGTTCCACGCCACATGGAACTGTGCGCGTCGAATTCAAAGTGTGACTTGCGAGTCTTCATGGCTGAGGTTTCTCCACGCCGCATCTCGGTCCTTGGATGTGCAGGAAACGTTCGGCGGTGAGCGTTGGCTGGACGCAGCGCTCGCAGATCATGGCGTTGCATTCATCGTCCCACCACTTGTGCGCACCTTTGCGGCCGCACACGAAGCACTCGCCCTTGAGCGGCTTCGCGATGTGGCGCAGACTGGAACGGTGGGTGCCGGGGATCATGGGTCCGAGTGGGTGGGGCGATAGTCTTCCGAGCATACTTTTGCGGCGCTTTCAAAACGCGTGAACTGTTTGAGGAAGGTTAGGGCGACATCGACGTTGGCCATTCCGTTGCGCTGCTTCCCAATGAGCAGGTTCACGGCACACGAATCCGATTCCTCTTCTTCGCCCTTTGATGACGGCTTGTAAAGGAACCCTATGAAGTCCGCGTCGGCTTCGATGCCGCCAGCCTCGCGCAAATCAGACATGCGCGGGCGTCGGTTCTTTTCGCGCTCAAGATCCCGGTTGAGCTGGGCGGCAACCAGCACGGGGACCTTCAGCTCTTTCGCCATTTGCTTCAGGCCCCGGCTGAACCCGTCAACCTCAACCCTTCGATCCTGGGAGCGCGCGTCGGGGGTGCTCAGAATGCACTGGAGATAATCCACAACGATCACCTTCGTGTTGTCACGCGAAACGTGCCGGCGCGCCTTGGCCATAATCCGGCCAAGCGTCATTGGAGAATCTTCAATGATGAGTGGGAGTTTGGACACGACACCAACCGCCGTGGTGAGCCTTACCATTTCCCGTTCGTTGAACGCCTCCGTCCTTCGGGTTCCCACCCTAGCGTAGCTGGACACCATGCGCTCAGTGAGGGCTTCGGCGGTCATCTCCAAACTGAACACGAGAACGCTTTGGCCTGCGTAGGGTTCTTCCTTCGCGTGCGAGGATAACCATTCGGACCGGAAAGCGTCAGCGACGTTAGCGGCGATGTTCATCGCGAGCGAAGTCTTACCAAGTGACGGGCGCGCCGCCATGATCCACATCTCGGAATCCTTCAGCCCTCCGGAAGTGTACTTGTCCAGATCCGTGAAGCCTGTGCTGATAACTCCCTCACCGGAAGTCATCCGTTTCTCGATGTTCTCCACCACACGCCTTGCGATGGTCTGCATTGTCTCGGCGCGCTTGTCAGACTTGTCATCACGGATGGCGAGTGAGTCTCGTTCAAGTGAAGCCACAACATCCTCAGCGTCGCAACCCTCGTAGGCTTTCGACACATGCTCAGTGCAGACGGCAATAGCCTTCCTCAAAAGCCACTTATCGCGAAGCATCCCGACGTAGTATCCGACTATGCTTGCGCTCGGAACTCCGTCAATCAGGGCGGTGATATAGGCAATCCCACCAACGGCCTCCAGCTTCCCAGCGTCGCGCAACTTCTGCGGAAGCGAAATCAAGTCGATGGGAATTCCGGCAGCGCGCATCGTAGACAACACCGTCCACATATCCCGCAAGCGAAGGTCATAGAACCATTCACTGGAAAGTCCAGTTTCCAAGACTTCATCTATGGCGTCGTTTGTGAGTAGGCAGCATCCGATCACGGCTTGCTCCGCCTCTGGTGCGTGCGGCGGGAGCCTGTCGATGGGCATATCACTGAGGAACTGCTTACCCATGGATGGATCCTTTCGCGATCCGAAGCGTCAACTGCTCTGCCGCCTTCCGAAGGTCGGAGAGCTGGGTCTTCAACTCTGGCGTGACCTTCCGTTCGTCGTAGCCGACATACTCCCGGTTCGCGGGGTGCGTCTCGATCGAGAGCTTGACCGCGTCAAGCTGCTTGTGGGGCGGGACCGTGGAGCCGTTCTGCCCAACCGTCCATGTGGTGCGGTCGTCTGTCCAACGTTCCGCGTTGAACCACGTCGCCGGGTCGGGAATGAACTTCTTCGTCTCCGCCGACCTACTGGCCTGGGAAACTGCAAAGGCAGTGACGGCTTCGAAGAGGACTTCAAACGTCGCCTTTTTCAATGCCTTCCGAATCGCCCTCTTCGCATTCGCTACGCCGACGTGCTTCGGGTAGGCGGAGTAGAGCTGGTCGATCTGAGCCTCGATGTCTTCTGCGTCTTTCGGTAATTCCGAAACTCCACCGCCCGGCTTGCTGGGTATTTGTACAATTGGGACGGGGACGGGGACGGGGACGGGGGGGTTCGATTGGGTTCCAACCAAAACTGAACCGGGGTTCAACCGGGGTTCAACCGGGGTTCGCCTTGCCTGGCCACTAAGGCGACCCTTAAGTGCTTGAGCATCACGATACTTACATTGCTTCTCTCGCTCAAACTCCATCCTCGCGTTCCGGAGAAGGCCGTCTTCACACACCTCAAACTTGGAAATTACGTCGGCCGAGACTGAGCCCCCAGCCAACCGTTGTTGCTTTTCGGTTTGAACCGGAATTGAACCGCGGTTCCATTGGTGAGAGAGGAGCCGGATGTAGGCTCCAACCTCATCAGTGGACATCTCCATGGTTCCGGCCAGGAAGTCGTCGGGGTAGAACGGGAAGGAAGCGGGGGCGCTCATTCGGCCTTCCTTTCACTCAACGACTTTTGGGTGATCTCAATCTCAGCGGTTATTTCCCCGGTTTCCATGTCGTAAAAAACACCACACTCACCCTCCGTGTAATTCTCTGCCGCGTTGAGTAATTCGCCGCCCCAGTAAACTTCGACCGCCTGCGCGATCTCCTGCTTGCTGAATATCAACTTCATCGTGACACCTCAGAACCTCCCACGCGCTGCTCAACCGGGCAGGACTGGCGTCTTGCCCCAACGTGTGGGAGGTTCGGAATTGTCGTGTCTGTCTTCACCGGGTTGAGTCGATGTGAATCCTTTCGGACTCACTCAAGGAGTAACTGAGTATTTCAGGAAGTCAAGCATCCCGCGTTAGCGACTGGTCCGCACTGTCGCCTTGTCGGCCGTTTCGCTGGTCGCCAACGCGGGATGGAAAGTGGCCCCGCCCTGCTTCAGCACAAGCTGGGCAGGTTTGCTCGCTTCACTGGGCGTTTTACGTTTGGAAGTAAATCCCAGCTCTGCGGGCGCGGGGGAAAGGGAGCCTCCCGTCCTTGATCCGAGTTTGTGAATGGCGTTGTCTGTGTTCCCCAACGCCCCGATTGGGTCGGACTCCTTGATGTTGTTGGCGGACGGGAGGGGTAGGACGGTTGCCGGTCTTTCCCGGCTGTCACCTCTGTCCTCGCTGTTGGTCATGGTTCGACCGCATTTACCCGTTACGAGTTTGGGGGCCGCGCCTTCCCGCGCAGTTGCGGCCATCCCTAATCTTGCCGTCGGTGTTACCCGGAGCGCGGTGGGAGAAATCTCAGACGCAGCCCTCTGCGTTCTCTTCGGGGTATTCGTAATGCGCAATCCCCGGCGTGCGTACCCTTGGAAACCCAGATTCCAGAGTGCGTAGTCGTCCGCAACGCTGGGAGATCTTCCGGTCGCGGACTTGAACTGAACTCGCAGCCAGTCGAGGTGGTTGCGTGAAACGATCATGGTCTTGGCTGGATCGTGCGCGTCCGTTTCCCAGCGCCACCTGACATGCAGACGCTTGCAGGCATCGTTCCACGCGTCCTTCTGGATCTGGGTCTTGCCGCGTGAATGCGGAACGCCGTGGACCTTGTCTCCCCTGGCGCCGTTCCTGCCCCCGGACTCCACCTTTACGATGCCATCCATCAAGTCAGCGGCGCTGGCGCTGTAGCACAGGATCAATGGGAGCAGGAAGCGCATGGCTATTTGAAGCGGAGTGACATGGCGCCAAGTCCAATTCCGAACCAGACGGCCAGAAGAACCAGCGTGGACGTGACGCCCAGCTCCCGGAGCGCGAGCACCAGCAAGGCTGCCCCGATGGTTACCACCCACGGGAAGGCGGCGCTGTCGATGAATTTGCGCATGGGAATTACGGTGTTAATCTCGCAGGTATTCGTTGGTGATGTTGCTGGCAATCACCTCATTGAGTTCAACGGTGGTCTGGCTCACGTGCGCTTCGCAGTGCGGGTGACAGTTTTCGTTGAGCCACTTGATGAGCGGCTTGGCTGCGTCGAGCATTTCGGATGATTGTTCTTTGGTCAGCTTCATGATGTTCACTCCTCTCCTTCTTCGTCCTCAGCGCCGACTCGCGCCAGCGTGGGGGCGTTCTGTTTCTTGACGATCAGTTCACCCAGCCTGGATTCCAGCGCCTTCTTGCCAGTTTCTCCTTTGAGCCCGGCGCTCTTGCTGTAAGCCTTCTCCAGCTTGCCAATCGCCACCGTGCAGCACGGCAGGAACTTCTCCAACGGCAGCAGGTCAACCACCCGTTGTTGGACATTGGTAACTTCAGGCGCCGTGCGCCGAGTGTTGCCCGGCTTCAGGTGCCAGCCAGGAATGCAGGCTGGATCCTTTTCGAGTTCCGCTTTGGCGCGTTGCTCGATGTCTTTGATGACGAGCTTGGCGATCTCAGTCTGCTCAAGGGCAGACGCAAAATCGCTGGGGATAACTCCGGTGGCGAGGTTCATAAGGACTTCAGTGGCTTCGGGACATTTCGATTTGGCATTGCAGTATTTGCAGGCTGCGGCTGCGGCTTTTCGTGGCGCACCAGGTTCGTGACAGGCAGAGATGGTTGCGCGAATCCACTTCACCGACTCAACCAAGTCCGTCTCGCTGTAATGCGCCACGGATGGCTTTCCTTTGTTGGGCTGAACGATGGCTACGATGATGCTGCGGACGTTGTAGTTGATGCGCGCCAGGGCCGCGTAACAGCGCATCTGAAGGTTCTGGTCGGCAGGTGGGACTTCACCCCAGCCGGACTTGTAATCGATCAGGATGGCTCGCTGGCCACTGGAATCGATCAGCATAAGGTCGAACTTCCCGGAATAGGTCTTACCGCCAGTAATGCTGGACAGCGGCGTGTCCCAGAGGCGGACCTCCGTGTATTCCGTTGGCCTTCCACCATCGGCCCAGTGCGTGATGGCGTCCTCGATCAGCACCTTGGTCTGCTCAAGAATGGCAGAGCCAGTCTCGCGCTCCGCATCATCCTTGAGTTTCGCAGATTCGTCTGTGCCGCGTAACCCAAGCCGAACGTAATCGTGAATGCGAGTGCCGGACTCAGCCCATTCAGATGTGAACTCGGGAATGGAGAGGCTCTGCTCCAAGGGCCAGCTCCCGGCACACAGCGCGTACCGCTGCATACCGGAAGCCGACGGACAACCTTTGCGCTCGTCTTCCATGGGTTGTAGAGCGGGTTAGGCTGTGGCCGCGTCAGCGAGTTTCTTCGCCAGGGCCTTCTGCCTGACGACAAGCATGTCCGCAATCTCCTGCGGCACAGAGGGCCAGTTCTTAACGGTCTCACCAAACCAGCCCGAACCGATTGCCAGATCGCGGAAGTCTTTGAACGTGGCCTTGCGGCTGGACGTGGTTACAGCCCCGGCGAGATCCGTGATCTTGACCGGGACGTCCACGCCCTCAACCGCCAGCATCAGCTTGTGGTGGTTGCTGGCCGGGTCGGTGGCGCGGGTGACGTTGATGAAGTCTTCGGCTGGAAGTTCAGGCTCGGTAGCAGCAGGAGTTGAGTCCGGAGGAAGCGCAGGATCGGACGGAGCAGCATCGGTTTCGGGTTCAGCCGGAGGAGTGACATCCGTAGGCATGTCGCTGGAAACTGGCTTTCTAGGACGGCCAGGGCCTCGCTTGGCAGGTTCGGCAACCGGCGGCGGAGCGGTGACTGCGACCGGAGGTTGGGGTTGCGGCGGCAACGGAGTGGCTGCCACCGGAGGCGTGGCCGTCATCGCATCCCCCACCTGCGGCAACGGCGTCACGTTCGCCGGCTTCATGTCCGCAAAGGATCCGCCAAGGGAAGTTCCACCAATCGAGCGGTCAATTTCGTCTTCGTCGTTCAGCAGGTCGCGCAGCTCGTTGGACTGCGGGATGTACTTGCACAGGGCACGAATGGCCGACTTCTTCCACATGGACTCCGGGTGCTTCTTCCAGATCGAATCTTCGCCGGCGGCGCTGGCGGAGAAGGCGATGATCTTTTTGATGTCGCGAGGGAACAGAACCACGAACACCTTCGATCCACTCCTCATTTCGCAGACAGCATAAGTCGCCACCAGCGGACCGGGATCATCCTCGCCAGCGTAGGGGACGTGACTCAGCTCTCGGTCCAATCCCTTACGGTAGGCGAACTCGTCCTTCTCAAACACGGCTTCCGCCCAGATTGCGCCGACGTTGGGATGGTTGTAGGCGAGGTCGATCAAGCCCTGGTAACCCGGCAGGAATTGGGCGGTCATTGCCGAGGTGCCGTCCGGTTGCTTGCAGTTGAACGGAACGAGGTGCCCCTGCCTGCCGTCGCATTCCAGCCCGCGCTGACTGGCCGTGATCAGCGCCTTGGCAATGGACGCCTTCCCGGGCTTCGTCATGAAACACTGGCCCAGCTTCGGTGAGGACAGGACCGCCGTGAGGGCAATTCGCGCAACCCGCTCCGGGGTCATGGTGCGCGAACACGCGACCCTGATTTGCGCCAGGAGCGCCGGGTCCGCGAGGAACGACTTCGCTGTATCGATCGTTGAGAGTGCTTTGGTTTGTTGCTGCTCAGACATGGTGATGGTGAGGTTGGTGTTTTACTGTCTCTGGCTGATTTTCATGCTTCCAAAATACTCTTGTGCCCAATCAGGTCAATGGACTATTTCAAGAAACTTCGCTTGACTAAACTCTTCTTCAGGGATTAAAGGAACATCCAATGCAGTAAAGCGTTCCAAACAATCTGAAAACAAGAGGATGCGATGAATCCTGGTTTTACATATTACATGCCGTTTGGCCTTCCGGCCACCGGCTACTTCACGGTCAGTGCTGTTCCAGCCATCGGGATGACCATTACGGCTGGGCTCCGGACTTATACGTTCGGCACAGACTTTTCCGGCAACAGCACCTTCGATGTGGCAAAGTCCCTAAGCAATGCCATCAACGCGTGCCGAAACATTCTCGGTTCAGCGATTGGAGATGCCACCCTCGGGAATCCGATCAATTTTCTCTACGCATCGTACACCGGAACGAGAGTTTACGTAATCGCCACCGTGCCTGGCTTATCGGGCAACACAATTCCCATCAGTTCGAGCGACACAGCATCCATCAGTGTTTCGGGCACCACGATGGCGGGGGGAACAACCAACGCGACTGGTACTGGAGTGTGGGTAAACTTCACCGATATTGGTTCACAGACAGTGACAATCGAAGGGCTCCCCATGATGGTTTACGACTCCGCCGGACTCGGCCGGAGCGGGTTGTTCCGGGGCTCTATGTCGCAGACTCTTACTCCAGACGCCGTGAATGTCATCAACGATCCAGGAACCGGCCAATGGGTTCGCATTACCTCTTTCTAACATGAAACGCAACTTCTCACTCTGCTTCTTGCGGGGTTACATCATTGGTTCACTACTGGGCGGCGTGCTCGCGCTCTGCGACCTGTTCGGCGCGGCAATCGCCACCCCAACCATACGCGTCCCCCGTGTGGTCAACACGACAGCGCAACTGGTGCTGGTCGCGCCCAGCCAGACGACCCCGGATGTCTTCACCCTTGGGCGGGCCACGGCTACAGATGGTCTGGGCGGCCTGTTCTACTACGACGCCAGTTCCTCCACGGCCACCAACACTAACTCGGTGTTCAAGCCCACGGGGTATGCCGGGCGCTGGCTTGAACGGGGTGGGATTGGTGACCTCCACAAAGCCAACTTCCTCGGCGAGTTCGCGACGGCGAGCGACAGGGCTAATGCGATGTCGAACCTGATTTACACGACGACGCTTGCGACGACGAATGGGAATGTTGGGATCGGGACGCTGACGCCGAGCGATTTGCTGCATCTGTCCTACAGTGGCAACTCGACATTCAAGAAACTTATCGTCTCGAATATAGGACTGACGCCAGGTTCAGACCCAAGCGATAGGGAGTTCGGGTCTCTTGATTTCCAAACTAGTGTTGCGGCTAGAACAGCGAGAGTGGTGGGATATGTTCCTGCCGGAATAAACGGCACCGACCAAAATGCCATAAAATTCGTTGTCAGTAAGGGTGGAACACCCAATACAGCAATGGTCATAAGAGAAAGCGGCAACGTCGGGTTGGGGACGCCCGAACCAACCGCAGTCGTGATGCTGAAAGCCGGCACAGCTACGGCTAATACAGCACCGCTCAAATTCACTTCCGGCACGTTGACTACCACGGCTGAAGCTGGAGCGATGGAGTTTCTGACTGATACCCTTTACTTCACGCGGACCACTGGTGCAGTCCGCAGCAAGATCGTGACCACCACTACCGGACGGGTGACGGCTCAGACAGCAGCCAACGCTTCGGTTGCGACTCATACCGCTGGACCATCGGACTGGAGCTACGAGGTGTCGGCTAATGTTCTGGTAACAACTTCTGGCACGGAGAACTTCACCGTCACCTGTGTCTACACGGATGAGGGCAATACCGCTCGAACGCTCACCTTGCCGTTCATCACGCTGGCCGGAGCTTCAGTGGCGATCGTCAACTTCGCCAATGGAGCAGTTCCCTACGAGGGCGTGGCACTGCACCTGCGAGTTAAAGCCAACACAACAATTACCATCGCGACGACGGGCACATTCACGGGCTGCACCTACTCGGCTGAGGCGGTCATCAAGAAGATTTAAGTCTTGTGAGTAACTTTCTTAGATCCGTAAGCGGCAACTCTCTTAACGGGAGCCAGAATCTCCCTTGGGGTAAGTCCCCGATAGCATCTCGCGTAGATAGCGGCCGGTTTCAAACCAAGGACTTTACACCAATTAAAGAGTGTCAGAGTTCTGCCTGCATGGGTAATCAATCGAGATTCTTGTTTTGCAATAGCTTGCTTAGGCTCAGTAAGGGCGTCTTCGGGATTCCATTGTTTACGCAGTCTGTTCCGAAACAAGGAATTGGAAACTTTACAACGGGAGTCTTCCGACCATTCAACCACAGTTTTAGTCTCATTAAAAATGGTAATGTGACTATTGGTTCTTTTGTTTCTAGTCTGTTGCGAATGTGTAATCCATGTGCAATTCTCGGGAGAGTAATTTCCATTGTTGTCAATGCGTTCAATGGTCAGTCCAGCTTCATATCCGTTGTTCAAAGCCCATTGTTCAAATGGTTTGTAACGCTTCCACTCGGGGCATACAGAAATACCACGTCCTCCATAATTGGGAAAACTTGGCAATTTGGGATTGCGACAACGAGAACACATATTGCCAAATATGCGGTAAAGTCTGGGCCGGTCTTTGTATTTCCAGGACATGTCGATAATTATTTCACAGCGTAACATACAACACAAGCAAATCTCGAAGAAAATCCAACTCCTATGAACAAGAAACTCACACTCACCCTTTGCGTATCGGCCGTTGCCTGTCTCGCTTTGGTCGCACAGACCAACACCTACACGAAGGTCAACAGCGGCACAATCTCAGTAGTTGAGACGGTACCGCAGGAGATCGTCGCGGCGAAGGTGCTGCCGGCAAAACAGTTCAGCTACGACTTTCTTCTGAAGCAGCGGGACGAGATCCAGAAACAATGGGACGCTCAGGTGGCGCAAAAGCAGGCGGAGATCGTGGAGATCAACGCCCGACAAGCGAAGGAACTGGCGTTCGTCAACAAGTTGATCGCCGAGGCGAACAAACTGGGAGTGACTAACGCGGTGGAGGCTGCGCTCGGGGGTGGCAAGTGACCCTCCTCGCTCTCATCAGCGGCGGGGGCCTTGCTGCCCTTCTTTGGGAAGTGTGCAAGTGGGGCATCATCTTCTGGGTCCTATGGTGGGCGCTCGGGGTGATCAACCCACCGGAGCCGTGGAAGAAGGTTGCGACTGTCATCCTCGTTATCCTGACTGTGGTGGTGATCATCGACATCCTGAACGGCACAGTGACGGATCACCCTCGTTTCATTCACTGGTGATATTATGATCCATCACCCAGCACTCTTGGCTTCCGGCCAACTCGCAACTCTCGGCGCTGCCGCTGTGGCAACCGACTGGAATCCAATCTTGATGGCGCTGGTTGGTATTCTTGGTCTGGCCGTCCCTAGCATCATCGGCATTTTCATGGCGAAGATCAACGCAGAGTCGAAGCGACAGACCGACGAACTAACGAAGATCCACGTTGCAGTGAATAGTTCCAAGACTGCTCTGGATAACAAAATCTCGGATCTCACCGCGCAGGTTCTCGAAATCAGCAAGGCAAACGCTACCCTTGTCCAGAAACTTGCAGAAAACGACCTAAAAGAAAAAGTAACCGCCTTGGTGGCCAAGGAAGAAAGCAGAACATCATGACACGAATCGCTATCCCCACCGGAATGAACCTCCAAGGCGAGAGTCTGGAGAACTGGGCGACTAGCATCCTCGTCAAATCGGCGAGCATCCTGAAACTGGACGAGGACAACACGATCGGATCCCTGGTTCGACATGCGACCAACGTAATGAGCGCGCTCCCGCTCACGAACCCGATTAAGGGCCGGGCCGTAGGGCTGTGTGACGGGCTCGTTCTGCCAGCGAATTATGACACCGATTGGGCCGCCAACACGTTGAACGACTTGGCGCTTGTGCTTGGGTTGCCGGCGGGGAAAACGCTCAATGACGTGCCCGCGCACTCAACGGCTGTAATGGCCGCACTTGCAGCAGTTACGGCCGCTCAGAAACCGGCATGAACGAAACGATCAACACACTCCTTGAGGCGAGCCCTCCGCTGATATTGGCCTTGGCGATAAACCTATTGCTGTACGCGCTCAAGCGAACACCGTGGCCCCCAGACTGGGCGCTGCCGATGATCGCGATGGCTGTCGGGGCGTTGGTCTATCCGTTCATCGCTGACATCGCCAAGCAAGTTCCGACTGTCAAGAGCCCGCTCGTTTACAACATCGTCCTTGGCTCGGCCATCGGCGGGATGTCGGTTGCACTCAATCAGCAGTTCCGGCAGATCCTTGGACTGAAAACCAGCAACACCGAGTTCATCACGAAACCGAAAACCAAAGACCCGAACCGCCCGAACTTGGACGGTCAGGACTTCTCACCACGAAAACCATGAACAAAATCAGATCACTCTTTGGGGCCGTTATTCTGGCCGTCATCATCCCACTCACCTACATCGCGCCCGTCGGCATTGTCGCGGGGTGTTCGTCTGGCTGCGCCAACCTGCACGGCGACCCTGTGCTGATTCGCGCCGAACAGACGCTCGCCATTGGCAAGTCCGTGACGGACACCTTCGTTAATTACGAGGACGCCCACAACAAGAATGGAGAACTCGGACAGGCTGTTCGCACGGCCGCTGACAATGTTCGCCAAGACGCACCCGGATGGATCAACACGGCTCAGGCACTTGTTGACGCTTATCGGGCCAACCGAACGATTGACAACAAAGCCAGCCTGTTGACCGCGTTAGCAGTCCTCCAAACCGGCATCGACGAAACCACGAAACATCTCGCCGAAGCCCAAGCCCAACAAAAGAAAGTGAAGTGACCTATGGAACTCGCCATGATGATTATGGGAATGCTGCCCTCGTTGATCAAGGTAGCTACGGATATTCGCAACGAAGCCGTGCGAACCAACGAATGGACGCCGGAACAGGTGGCAGCGTTTGATGCTGCGAAGAACGCCATGTTCGCATCTCCCGCGTGGAAGGTTCACGGCCCGCTGCCTCCGAAGCCGCAATGATCCTCACCACCCAACAGCTCGGAGAGATGCTGGTCCGGCGCTACCAGGAGCCGGAGCGCGGCTTCGTCCTGTTGGACTCCGCCTATCAGGTCCCGACTGAGGCGTGGCTCGTCAACGTGTTCGCTCCGGCATTCGGTCGGAACATGGCGGCGATGGGGATCGACTTCTTCCAGGAGAACAAGCGGGACTGCGACAAGTTCGCGCGGCACTCGTGGTCTCAGGCGGCGGCGATGCACGGCCGGACACCAACCGCCGGGGCGACCGGGCTTCCGTTCGGGTGGTGCATCTACGACCGGGACGATGGGGAGCGGCACGAGATCAATCCGGTGATTGTCGAGCGTAACGGCGTAGCCGTAATCGTCGAGTGGGAGCCGCAGACACAGATGGAATTCACGATGAGCGAACAGGAACGCCGCAGTCTGTTTATCCTCACAATATGAGACGCCTCCTCGCAATTGTCGCCGTAGCACTCCTGTCCGGGTGCGCGGCGCCTCAGCCGAAAGTCCAAATTGAACTTCCCCAAGTGGAATACGCCAAGTGATCCGTCTTAGAAACTGAGTTTCTATCTCCCTTGGGAGAACGAAAGCACGGCGGGGCCAACTGAGGCTCCGCCTTTCAGTTCATACTTGAGCAGTGGATAGGACAGGGCGTCCCAGACATGGATGTGGCCGGCGACAGTCTTCTTCGGTTTGGTTGGGTCATCCTTCTCGGATTCGATCATCAGGAACATGTCCTTCACCCGGTCGCAGATGTCCGAAATCAGGATGCGATCCGCCATCAGTAGAGCCTTGCCAATGCGTGTCCTAGCCCCAACGCTCCCCGGTCCCTTCGGGCAGCCAATCATACGCATCTCTTGCAACCCATGCACCAGAGCGGCCTTGTTGAACTCCCGCTCGAATTCCCAGGCATCGTAAGAGCCAGACCCCGGGCGCCACTGGTTGATGGCTGAATCGTCCGCGATGTGTTCCCAGGCGAGGTTTCGCCCAAGCGCCTTGTTCCAGAGAAGCATCTGGTCAACCACTTCTTTGGCCATGTTCTTGTAGAGGATCTTCTCCCGCAGGTGAACGATCTCGTCGAACACGGTCCACACGTCACCCTGATTTGTGGGGACAAGCTGAAGGAACACCGCCGCGCTGTAAACCTGCCCCAAGTCGTAGCCGACGTAACACGGGAAGGCTGGGTTGGGAACAATGCCGGTTCCCAAGGCTGAGTTGCCAACGACATGCTCCGTGGATTTGAAGTGTTCCCGGAACAGAGAATCTCCAGTGGGCATCTCGATCCACTTGCCGTCAACCAGGCGCGCCTTCTCGATTGGGTCGTACCTCACCGCCTCCAGCAAGGTCGCGATGTACTCGGTGGCTTCCGGGCGGTGGGAGTTCTCAGTGAACGGAACGTGGTAAACCTTGAAATTAGGATTTGAAACACCTGTGACGTGATCAACCGGTTCCTCAAACCAGACCTTGTAAACCCAGTTGCTTGGGCCTTTGGGGTTGCACGTCCCAACGAATTGCTGAGGTCCCGTGATGTTGCGCCGCCTGCCAAGCTGGCTCACCATCGTTGAGAAATACTTGCGCCCATCGCAGTCCGTAAGCTCGTCTCCCAAAATGAAGGAAGGCGCAACGCCCTTGATGCGCGAGGCGATGGCCTCTTCGTAGGGGATCGAGATTTGCAGGATCGTGGACCAACCTCCGAACCGGTTGCCCACTTTCATCACCCTATCCTTGGTGCTTGGATCCAGCCGGCTGGGTTTCCACTCCAATCCTATGCCCTCCTCCCAGGATGGCAGGATCAGAGTTTCAAGGTCAGCCATCACGCCAAACTTTCCTGTGCGGATTGAGGGCGTGAACACCAACCCAAGCGCGTCCCAGTTCTCGTAACAATGCCGGACCAGTTTGTGCTCCGCCCCGATCGACTTTCCGCTGAACTTCTCACCAGCCATCAAGATGAACTTGGTGGGATCATCGAAAGCGAGTTTCTGGGTTGGATTAAGGTCCGGCTCCCAGGGCTCGGTCTTGGTGGGTCGGGGCTTGTGATCGGGTTCGTAATCGATCGGAGATCGCCTCCAATCGCCCTGCTCCACTTCATCCAACGAGGCGAACGTGTCGATCTCGATTTCCGTGAGTTTGTCGGTGGGCATTGACTAGGCGTTGGTTGGATGGCATCGTGGCCCCATCGCCCGGTTGAGAGACGGGCGCGGATTGAAACTAAGAAAATGGTAGCACATCAAACAGCGATGAACACCAACAAACTCGTTCTCGGGATCTCAGGCAACCCGGACCTGAAGGAAAAGCTCTCCAAACTGGCCCCCAACGACAAGGCCACATTCGAGGTGGAAGCCTCCCTGGACGAAGTCGCCGGGGATCAAGCCGTCTTCTCCGTCGAAAGCGCCAGCATCATGGAGGAACCGCCGGAGACCGAAGAGGAGGCTGGAGCCATGGGGGAATCGATGACGGCGGAAGAAAGTGGGGCTTCCGAAGGAGGCGCAATGCCCGCAGTCATGGCCGCAATGATGAAGAAGAGCTAGACCGCACACTGAAAGTCCGCAACCCTCGTGTTTACCAGTTCTTCAGAGTTTACCGGGATCTCGGCGTCACCTCCGGGTGGACCAAGGAACGCTTTGAGAAGTGCTGCGAGTTCGTTCAGGAAAACCGTTACGTTCTCGGGGCCATGTGCTGCGTTCCGTCCATCACCATCGATCGGTGGATCAAGGATAATCACATCCCCCCACACGCTGCCCTCCTGTTCTTGATGAGGGAGACTCAATTCCGAAAAGACAAGGCCGACTATGCCGCTAAATTATGCGCTGCTCGAAAAGCTGGGAACCAGCCAGAAGCGACTCCAAGAGCTGTTCACAGCGAAGCCGGCCGCGCTTGATGCGAGCGACAAGGAGCGCGAGGAAGCACGGTTAGACTGCGAGATGCGCCGCCGCATTGAGGATCTCATTGGCAGTCGAATCGATGACGCCATTCTGCAAACGCTGAAGAATTCGCACCTGTTCGCCGCCGTGGATCTCGCGTGGGATTCGTCCACCATCACGCGTCGCACCATTCCCCTTGTCCTCTACGCCCAGCGGCGCATCGGTATCGAAGCGTGCATCACTGCCCTGAATTCGCTGGGATGCAAGGATGAGTACGTCAAGAACAGTCCCGACAAGAAGCAGCAGTACATCGAGCTGCCCAAGTTCTCGGAGGTAAACGTCAACATCGTCCGCTCAGTGATTACCCGGCGCGTGGCTGCCCAGTCTGCCAGGTTCACGAACCTCTACCCGTTCTTCCGTTACGAGACGCGCGGCACCGGCGAGGCGGACAAGCTTCGGGCGGACCTCACATCCCAGCGCCAGGACATTATGGCGGACCAGTACGGCTACCGGGAGGCTCAGATCCAGTGGATTCGGGACATGCTCCTGTACCCCTACTGCGTGGTGTTCCCGGCGTGCGTCTGGGATCGCGAGTCCGAATGGGTTTCGGCCGACGATGGAACGGCGCCGGAATTCCAGTTGGGAGAGGACGGAGAACCGATCATTCAGAGCCGGATCAAACGCCAGGGAGTGCCCTTGGTGGCTCCGCATCCCAGCCGGGTTATTTACGACAGCGCCCACCCCATTCACAGCATCAACAGCGACACGGGCTGCGAGTGGTTCGGGTTCTGGGACGTTGTCCGTTACGGTCAGGTAGCCGACAACGCGGACATGTTCAACCGTTCCGAACTCAGCTTCGGCGAAGTGTCCATGAACTGGATGGGCAGCTACAGCAGCTACTTCTCCCAGTATTACACGACGGTGACGGCTCCCCAGAGCGACCCAACTCTGGCCAGCGAAAACGATCGCAAGGCCAACATTGGTAGGTACTCCTCATCCCAGCGGGACGCGGCGGTTTATCTGACGCACCTCTACTGGAAGATCAAACCCAACCAATGGCGGATGGGACGGTACCCGTTCCCGGTGTGGCTCCACCTGGTTATCGCCAACAGCCGGACCGTTGTGGCGGCTGAGTTCATGCCCGACTGCCCAGGATTCGTTTTCACGCACAACACGTCAGCTCAGAGGCAGAACAACCTGAGCATGGCGCACGAGCTTCTGCCGTGGCAGGACCAGCTCACGAACCTGTTCACGCAGCTTCTCGAATGCGCTCGGCGCGACCTGTTCGGGATTGCCGTGCTCAACATCGATGCGTTCCCAACCGCAGATGAGAACGCCCAGAAGGTGCTGAAAGAATTCAGGGCCGCATTCAGGAGCGAGAACTTCTGGACGACCATCTCCATGCTGGAGGTGAGTATCATCAAGATGAAGGAGCTTGGCGTTGACTTGGACAACGTGTTCAAGGTCATCCGCCAGACGCCCAACACGCAGATCAACGTGTTGCTGAACTGCATCTCCCAGGTGCTTGCTATCACCGAACGCGTAATGGCTATGTCCCCCCAGGAACAGGCCCAACTGAGTCCGCGCGAGACTTCGGCGACGGAGATTCAGGTGATCGCCGGCACAACCGAGAACCTCTACCAGATGATCTCGGACTCCATCGATGCGGGCCGCGCCGCCTTGAAGCGTTATCTCTACAACGCCCTGCTTTCGTGCGGTGAAGACGAGATTTCCCTTCCGGTCATCGCCCGTTATCGCCGGAAGACCGCAGAACTGGCAGGATTTCGGGTCACGGATGAAGAAGAGATGGCCCCAGGCACTGACCGGACGCATTTCGTGGTTACCGGCAGCAAGGCCAAGCTCTCGGCGGAGTACATCTTCAACTCTCGGGACGGGTCGGAACGATCGAGCAACATTCAGGCTGCCCAAACGCTGGTCCAGATGTTGGGTGTCCTCATGCAGCCGGCAGCCATGGCCATGGTCACCAAGGGCCAGCTCGCCGACGTGCTTAACTCCATCGTCCGTCAGTCGGGCGCCGGGGCCGACGTGCTCATTGAGCCGCCGCCAGGCCAGGACGCCATGATGGTGTTGCCGCCGCAGCCGCAGGCACCCATGGCCCCGCAAGGGCCGCCTGTGGGCGTGGAGCAGGCGCAGTTACCGACGCAGTAATTTATGGCAGGAGAGAGCACGCCGCCCGCGAAAGCGGAGGCACCGGGCGCACCGCCCGCAGCAGAAGAGAAAATACCACGGATCGTAGATGATCCGCTACTGGGCGCACTTGCTGACGACCTCAGCATTGTGATCGCAGCCGAGAGGCAGAAGGACGACGGGACTCCCGCAGAGGCCCCGCCAGTCATCAAGCCCGCTGAAGAGACACCCCCTCCAGCGCCCAAGGTCACCACCAAGCAACGCCAGGATCCAAGGGCCATCGCGGAGGATGTCTTTGCGAAGAAGATGGAGGAGCTGAACCGGAGCGGCCAGGCACCTCCCCTTCCTCCCAAGACAGCAGAGGCGCTGCCGCCGAAGAAAGAGGAGGCAGTCGCGCCATCGGCTGGCGAGGCGATGTCCCCGGAGCAGACTGAGGAGATTGCCGACGCGGAGTACGCCGAGAAGTTCGATCCCAAGTTCAAAGGGCTGAAGGACAAGCTCACCGGGTTCTACAAGAAGATGGACGTGTGGGTGAAGGAACATGAGGGGGACTCAGACCGCACGTTTGACGAGAACGATCCCCAGTTCATGGAGTTTCTCGGCAAGAACAAGCCGGACTGGTCCGGCAGCCGGGAACGAGTTCGCATCGAGCGAATCGCGGACGCGCGCGCGGAAGTGAAGATGGCCGAACGCGACAAGGCTCAATCTGGCCGGCTCGAAAAAGCAGAGCGCGACGCCCTCGAGGCGCGAGTGAGACCCCAGATCGACAAGCAGGTTGGGACGTTTGAAACAGAGCTGGCAGCCGAGACCAAGAGCGAAGATCCACTGGAGGCTGAGGTATTCGAGAGCTTCCGCCAATCGGCATCCCAGTTGGCGACGGATTACCTGCGACTCATCCATGGCGTGGACCGAATTGCAGATCCAGCCAAGGAACCAGACCTGTTCCAGCGTCACAACTACCTCATGCAGTTCGTTTCCACCCAGGCGGAGATATTCGATCGCAAGGGAGGGGACGCCAAGGTGCGCGACGGCAAGATGTTCATCACGCCCGGGAAATGGATGGAGCTGCAACAGTCTGGAAAGTCGGTTTCCAACAACTGGACGCTCACCAGCAACGACGTGCTCCGAATGTTGCGCGTTCAAGCCATCAACGACGCGAAAACCGTCATCAAAACTGAAGAAGAGCGCGCCGTGAAGCGAGGTTTCGCGAGGGTTAAGGTGACTCCAGCACCCAAACAGGCAGAAGGACTGCCTCAGTCATCCGGAACACGCGTTCTCCCGAGCGCCGCGCCTGGAGCCGTTGACGGAACTGCAACCCAACAACTTACGGAGCTTCAACGGGAGATTTTGGACACTCTAGAACTGAAAAAGTGATCTGACCAATCGGGCACGGGGACAGCACCCCGTCTGGCGTGAAAGAAAATCGCGTCAGACGGGGCTTTTGTTTGCAGATACGCATTCCGTTGCAGATGAATAGCATCGCGATAGAAGAACATCGAACAAAACGAACTTCACCCTATGTCCTCAAACGTTGCTTTCCCTGGTTTCAACGCCGACAACTGCACGCCCCTCTTTTTCGGAGTTGACGGCAGCACCGGCTGCACGCTGACCCGCGCCGACATCCGCCCCTTCACCAAAAGCGATTTTTCCGCCCAAGAATTCAAGGAAGTGGGCATGGACCGCATCATCGCCCAGACCAAGGAGGCCCGGTTGATGGGTGCGCGCCAACGGTCCTTGATGGATCTCTTGATCAGCCGGCATGTGCCGATGAAGTCCGCGTCGCCCGGCCCCAACCAGAGCGTCATCGCCCCCTACCGGCTGGTGCCGCGCCGGTCCCAGGTCAACATCAGCTATTTCCTCGTGTCGGCAGGCACGGCCACGCAGCCGGCCGATCCGATCAGCGGCCAGTCTTGGCCGTCCACGCTCCCAGCGACCACTTGGTATCTCACTGTCAACGCGAGCACTGGCGGATTCGGCTCGGCCATCACCAGCATCGAGAAGTACTTCCTGCCCGGGATGTACCTCTACGTCGAATCGACGAACCGCTACGCGGGCGCCGCCTGGAAGTCCTACGTGACCGCCGGCAATTACGACGCCGCCCTTGGCCCCGTCGCCTACCGTGTGGTTTCCGCCGTTGGCAAGTCTGGCAGCACGACCGTCTGCTACGTCGCCGTCGCCCCCGTGGACTTCCAATCCTACGAAGCTACGGCCTCCGCGTGGACTGCATACGTGGCCGACACCTCCGGATCTCCCTCCCCCCAGGCGCTCGCTCACAAGGTCCGCGTCGAAATCGGCACGCTCATGCTGGGTCTCAACTCCGTGTCCGACAAGGAAGCCTGGTGCTACCAACAGCCGGCCGTCAACAACCTCGGCCTCATTGAATACTGGCGCCAGACGTATCGCTGGACGCACCAGTACAACGACGAGTACCTCAAAGCGCTCGAAGCCCCGGCGACCAGCGAGTTCTTCAAGAAATTCCGCACGCTCCCGATCGCGGAACAGCGCCGGCAGCAGGAAGCCCTGATGCAGCTCTGGTACTACAACACGATCTTCTACGGCCAGCGCATCTCCAACTTGCAGGCCGTCTCGACGTGGACTTCGCTCCCGACGGTGGACGACATCACCAACCCGGGCTGCACGCTCGAGTACAAGTCCAACACGCTCGGCATCCGGACCCAGCTCGGCGAGTGTTCCAAGATCACGGACCGCGCAGGCGTCGCCCTCAACGCGGACACGATCATGGAGCTGGTGTACTCGCTCAAGCGCGAGCGCGAGAACGATGGTTCGTCCATCACCGTCATCGATTCGTTCACGGACAGGTTCACCAAGGGCAAGATTCGGGATCTGATGATCAAGTACTACAAGGCCCGCAGTTCGGCGGACATCAACATCATGATGCAGCCGAACCAGAAGATCGTGGACACCGTCAGCAAGCGGTTCGTGTTCGAGTACGACATCTACGACCTTCCGGATCAGGGCGTGCAGTGGGCGGTCTTCACGGACCAGTACTTCGACGATCGCATCGGCGCCTCCGCGACGCTGAACTCCACCAAGAACCGGGCGCGTTCGCTGTGGTTCATCGATTGGTCGGACATCAACATCGGCGTGCTGGGCAGCCGGTCGGTGACGCGCCAGACCAACGTGGCGGACAACATTTACAACTGCGTGATCGATCCGAACATCAATCACTACAAGCTGAACTCCCGCACGATTGAGGTTCAGGTTGGGAACGTGAACCGTCACGCGATCATCGAGAACTTCCCGGATTCGTGCCCGACCGTCACGGTTCCGGGGTGTGAGATTAGCTAACAGGTGCATGGTGGTCCGGCCGGAGTGTTTAGGCAGCCTCCGGCCGGATTCCAACTCAACGATCCAACCCATCTGATACCATGAAGAAACTTCTCGCAGCCGTTATCCTCTGCTCGCTGGTGGCGATGTTCGCACTGGCGATTGCTGACCAGCCGTTCAGGAACACTGATTCGCTGGGAACCATCCGGAGCAAGCTCGCAGCTTCCACCGTTACCACAAACCGCCTGGCGTGGCTGAAGTATGCCGAGTACGGCACGGCCATCCTTTCGACCGGCGGTGTGGTGGTGGCATCGTCCTACGTGACGAACACGCATTCGATGATCCTGCTTTCCAAGGCAACCGGGAGTAGGAGCATTACGAATGGGATCTTATGGACTGGCAACATCACGAATGGCGTCTCGTTCACGATCTTCAGCACTGAAGCGGCGGACACCAACCGAGTTTCCTACCTGGTCCTGCCCGCTGAATGGGCACCAATCCCGTAATCAACCCCGACAGACAGCAACAGCAACACTCGACACTCACAGTTTATGGCAAATTCCCAAGTCCCATCCAGTCAGACTTACGCGACCCAGGTGCCCCAGGTTACCGTGGGTGGCCAGAGAGTCTTCAAAGGCCCCGTGACCCAGAGCGTTCCCCCGGTCAGCACGGTTGGAACCGTGGCTGCAACCGGCAGCACGCAGGCTGACGCCGCCGCCGTCCCCACCACGGCGCGCATCATTGATGTCACGGCTGCCGATAACACCAAGGGAGTGGTTCTCCCGCCCGGTTCCGCCGGCCTGGAGATCATCCTCTACAACGGAACGGCAAGCACCCTCAAGGTGTACCCGCCCGTCGGCGGAGACATCAATGACGGCAGCACCGATGCAGCTTTCTCGCACGTCACCAAAGTTCCCCGGACGTACCGCTGCATCGACGGAACCACTTGGTCGGCGTCCTAATTTTTGGGGGCTGCCCTCTCTCCTGCCCCCTTACGCAGCCCCGGCCGGCGTCACAAGCGTCGCGCCGGGGTTTTGAGTAATTATTAAGACAGGACATAACGACATGGCACAATCACGGGTCCCCCCTTACCAGACGTTTGCCACGCAGATTCCGATGCGAACGGAGCCTGGCAACGTGAGCATGAACCAACACAAGCTGGAGGGTTTGCAGCTTCCAGTGGATCCTCGGGATGCACTGCCCAAAGAGCTGCAGGGAGCCACTGCGGCAGACCTCGCCTTGAAGGCGAACGCGGCGGACCTCTTGCCGAAGAAGTCGACCGTCTGGATTCCCGCCACGGCCATGGTGGCCCGGACCACTTCCGGCGCGGCTGCCGGGACCGTGGAGACGGCCACCAACAAGGTCATGCTCGCGACGCTCGACTTCGACGCGGCGGCGGACGAGTTCGCGCAGTTCACGGTGGCACTCCCCAAGAGCTGGAACCGCGGCACGCTCACCGCGCGCTTCTGTTGCACCGCCGCCGCCGGGGCGCAAGACAAGACGGTGGCGTGGGCGATACAAGGTCAGGTCATGGTGGACGACGAAAACATTGACGCTGCCTTCGGGGCTCCCGTAGTGGCTGGCGTAGTCACGTTCGGAGGGGTCGGCAACGTGGTGAGGTGGTCCCCGGAAACGGCCGCCTTCACCCTCGGCGGAAGCACGGACGACCCGTCCATCTCGTTCCTCCAGGTCTTCCGCGACGTCAGCGCCGACAATCTCGCCGAGGACGCGAAGCTGATCGGAGTCAAATTGTTCTTCACCGAGAACGCTCACACGGACGCGTAATGCCACTCTCCACCTCTCAACTCACCGGTTTCAACGCCGCCAGGGCGGGCGGCCCCGCTTCAGACCCGAACCTCTGGCTCTGGGTGGCGAGCGACTACGGGGTCACCTACGACCCGACGAGCAAGAAGATGTCCTCCAATAACAACTGGCTGGACCGGAGTTCTGGGGCTCGTCACCTGTCCTCGAACGCCGACCGCTACACGCTCTACAAGCTCTCGGCCGAAGCGCCTGTCGCGCTGCCTTCGGGAAAGCCGGTCATCCGGTTCGACCCGACCGATCTGGGTGTCACGATCCCGACTCAATGGACCCCGCAGAGCGGTGGCCTGGCCAACCTCAGCCGCAACTGCACCGTCTACATGCTGCTAATGATTCCGACGTGGCAGTATCCGAAGTACGTCTTTGACGGCGGAAACGTGGTCAGGGCTAACACGGCCGGAATCAGTATGCAGCCCAACACGTCCGGCAAGCTGTCGCTGTCGTCCCCACTGCTCGCTCCGTCGCTCGCCACGTTCCCGACGGGAGCGTGGTTCGTCCTTACTGCGAAGTTCGCCGGGGCAGCCAGCACGCTCCAGGTGAACAACCTCGCGCCGGTGACCGGCAACCCGACCGACGCTACGACCATCGACCCGATGTGGGCGTGGATCGGTGGCATCCAGACGGTGGGCGCCTATCACGCCAAGTTCGACTTGGGTGCGTGCATCATCTCCAACGCCTCGAACGGAGATGCAATTCAGGCGGTTCATAAGAATTACTTAGCGACCTATGGCGGAGTAACGATCTGACGGACGTGAGTTCTTGACGGAATGAGGCATTGGTGCGATTGAAACAACGACACTGTGACACTGACCATGAATCCCCCAGAACCCGATCCCAAACCGCCAGTCTTCTTCCGCCTGTTTGCCACCGATGAATCGCCCTACTTCGATCCGGTGGGCCACATCACTGGGACGTGGTACGGCGTCGGCAAGATCGAGGGTGACGAGGTGGAACTGGCCAGGCTGAGGAAGCGCGGGGCCGCTGAGATTTCCAAGGCGGAATACGAGGACCAACTGAAAAAAAAAGCGCAGGGGCAATCGCCCTCGGACAACTTCAGGCTAGTGCCGTCCAGCCAGGGTGTTCCACTTGCGGCGGAAAGGGCAGCAAAGCCTGAAGCGGAACCGGCAAGGCCACCCAAGGTTGCTGAACTTTCCCTCGACTCACTCGCCAAGCCGGCTCCGGTTCCGCAGCGGCGCCGGGCTGAGATTGTCACCCCATGATCTGGAGCGCGTTCAAGACGCTGGTTGACGGATCCCTCGCAGTTGAACGGAAGCGCCTTGGCGCCCAGACATTCATTGACGCCCAGGTCCGCATTGCCGTTGGTGATCTTCAATCCTTCATCCCCTACTACCGCAAGGGCATCACCACCACGCTGGAGGAAGATGATCTGAGTTCGGACGGGTTCGCGTCCAAGGGATCCATTCCAAGAGGGGCGGCTCTGCGTGAGCTTTACCACGTCAAGACCGGTTCGATGTGGGTGCGGCGTCCGATGGTGCCCTACGAGTTTTCCCTGCGGAATGATTTGCGGGCTGGCGTTCTCAGCATCGGCACGGAGCGTTCCCAGTTCCGATTCGTGTTGGACAAGCGCGACGGCGGGAAGACGTTCTGGGTTTACCCCAGGGTGACGGAGGGTTACGCGGTTCAAATCGTCTGGGATGCCATCATCGGGCGGACAAACGCCGATTACCTCGACGCGGATGAAGTCCCGTTCGATGAGCCTTTCGCCGATGCAGTTCACGAGTTCGTGAAGTGGAAGCTCACGCGTGAGGTTGACCGGAATGTCTCCCTCTCTCGGGAATACCGGGACGGTTACAGGTTGGCGCGCGCGAAGCTCTTCGCTGAAGCGGAGGAACGTCAACGCCTCAAGGTCGCCGAGTCCCAGGCCGGCTGCGTTCCCCAACCTTGCGCGGAGGGTATGTTCGACAACGGCCTTTGCGCCTGTGGCGACACCTCCGTCAGTTACGCTTCCGGTTACTGCCCAGAGATTGTGATTCCTCAAGACGAGTGGGTGATGTTCGGTGACAGCGGCCAGCAGACCACGATCGCAGACACGATCGCCGTGGCTACGGCCGTCAAGGCGGTGGATCCCCAGTTCATCGTTCACCTTGGCGACGCGGCCTACGCTGAGAACCGCCGGGCAGGAAGCGAAGAGACGCCATCCCAGGCTGTGGGCACCCAGACCGGAGGGGCCGACTACCTGATTTACGATCTACTCCTGAAGCACTACTGGAACTTCCTGCCGGACAAGTTCTACCTGACGATGGGAAACCACGATCTGGAGACTGGCTACGGACAGCCATTCCTGAACGTGCTCACCACCACCAGCGGGTTGATTGGTCACGACAACCTGGTCGCCCACCTCCTACATTACACGTTCGCCAGGGGGAACGTGCGGTTCATCGTGGTGAACTCCGGCCTGGATGATTCAGACCCGCTGGTCACGCTGGACACGGAGTTGACGTGGGTGGAGTCAACCATCAACGCTGCCTCTGAGCCTTGGGTGATTGTCTGTGTTCACCGGCCGGCTGCGTGTTCAGACGTGAACCATTATCCGGGATCAGCCGTGGTGAAGCAGTTCACGGACGAACTGCTCCATCTCGGGGTTGATCTTGTAGTGTCCGGCCACGCGCACAATTACGAGCGCCTGAGAGACGCCACCGGGTTGACGCACGTCATTTGCGGCACGGGTGGATCCACGTTGCGGGGCGCTGCGGCTACGGTCAGCCTGCCCGGCAGCCAGTTCTTCTACAATTCCAAGCACGGTTTCCTGCGCTTCACGGCTACGGCCACGGAGCTTCAGTGGGAAATGCGGACCGTGGACAACGAAGTCATCGACCGAGTCACCATGAAGAAGACATAGAAACCCAGTTTCTAAGGAGAGAGAGCATGATACTGAGAGCAGCAAAGAGGAAGCTGTCCAAGGGTCGCGTAACCCAGGACGACATCATCAAGTTCTACCGTGGCCGACCCGGCACAACCAAGGTGCCGTTCGGTCGCAAGCTGGAGCCCTACCAGTGGACGCTTACAAATGCCGCCGGGGGCATAGGAGACAGCGTGATGATGACGGACATCTGCCTGGCGCACATCGCGGCTACGGCATGGATCCCAAGCCCGCACTTCACGGAGATAACCAAGCTCAATCCATACCACAAGAACGCCCAGCGCCCGTTCATGGTGAGCCTGTCCACCATGCAGCAGAACTTTGACCTTGGGCCGGGGCACAACTTCCAGCGAGTGCGGCGACTCTTCAACCTACCGGTGGACCCGGCGCCCAAGGGCTGCATTATCCCGCCTAAGGGAGCCCGGAAGCGCAAGTTGATCAGCCTGCACCTTGTTCCTGGACCCCACGTTCTGGATCAGCAACGCGCGGTTCACCCCAGGGCGCGCGAGGTTTACCCGGAGAACCTGAAGATCCTTAGAAAGTGGATTTCCAAGCACAGCGAATTCGACTTCATTGAGGTGGGCGGAGACGTGCTGGCCGATCAGGTTCGGAACACGAAGGGCTGGCCGCTGGCGGACGTGGTTCAGCGCATGGCGTCCTGCGTCCTGCACATCGGGATCATCTCAGGGCCTTACCACATCGCCCATGCCTTGGGTGTCCGAACGATCTGCATCATCAACTTCCCGGCGCCGTGGATGCTCATGCTTCCGGTCATCAAGAACGTTGACGTGGTGGAGGCGGAGTGGCTTTACCCTCAGAGCCACATCCTGCACCAAGACCACGACAGCCGGCACTGGCCGAAGTTCAGCGAGAAGAACCTGGAGGCAGCGTTTCAGATGGAGACGTACCCCTACGAGGATCCGAAGCGGTTCCTGGAAATGATAAGCGCGTGAGACAATGGACCAAGAAACAGCGAGAGTTTCAGGCTGCTCTCATGCGTTACATCAGCTCCACCCCGGAACTATTGTCGTTGCTCTACGACATGGACTTGCTTCCGGAACAGCTCGAAGATGGTTCCAAGGACTGGCGAAGAATGATCCTTTTGGCCCACGCTTGGAGAAGCAGAAAGGTCAGCGCGTGAAGCTGAAACTCGACATTGACCTGGTAATGGTCAGCGGAAACAGGTCCGCGACCCTGGAGCGGGAGGCTTACACGAATGCGTGCCTATCCTCATTGAAGCGCTGCCGGGACTACTGTGATTTCAGCTCTGTCTGGTGGTTCACGGATCTCGTCTCCGACTGCGCCGGAGGAGTCAACGTTTACCCCAACTGCGTCCGATCCATTGAGGAGTATTCTCACTACATGATCCACGAGCTTCCGCTGAAGCGGCATCTGTTCTTGGGGTCTCACATCCTCGTCATTCAGCACGACGGATTCATCGTGAACCCGGCCGCGTGGACGGATGACTTCCTGTTCTGCGATTACATCGGTGCCCCGTTCGGAAGCGGCGTGGTGGGCTGCGGGGGATTCTCCCTGCGTAGCCAGCGTCTCTTGGACTGCATGCACAAGCTCAGTTACGAGACGTGGACAACCCCCAGATGGAGGCGTCATGAAGACTACGTTATCTGCGTTGAGCAGAGAAAGAGGCTGGAGGATATGGGTTGTCAATTTGCCACCGCTGGCTTGGCGCAAATGTTCTCGACTCACGGGACGAAACCAAACGGATCGTTCGGAGCGCATCGACCACTTGAATAGGGAGAGCGCACCATGATCGATTATTCCCAATGGGGAGAGCAGCAAATCATCCTCGATTATTTCGGGGACCACGTCGGAACATTCCTTGACCTTGGCGCTTACGACGGGGTGGAGGGCAGCAACACGCGGGCGCTGGACGATCGAGGCTGGAAAGGCGCACTGATTGAGGCGAGCCCATTCAACTTCACCAAGCTGATCGAGAATCGACTGGTCCCCGAGATCGTCTGCGTGAACGCTGCGGTGATGCCACACTCTGGCCTGGTGCATCTTGCGGACACGAACAGCCAACTTACCAGCGCCACCGATGGGGCTGGTTATCTGTACGAATACGTCCAGCGTGAGTACTGGATCGCCGCCATCACGCCAGATGACATCGTGAAGACACTTGGGAGCAAATGGGACTTCGTCTCCATCGACATCGAGGGGGCGGACTTCGGTGTGTTGAGCGTGGCTGGAAACCTACTTTCCAACACGCGCCTCCTGTGCTTCGAGGACGCCCTTCCGTTCACTGCATTCTCCCAGGCGTATTACGATTCCGTCCTGGCGCTTCTGAGCGGTTACGGTTTCACCAAGATCATCGGCCGCACAACGATTGAGGGACGCAGCGCAAACACGTTGATTGCAAGGCCGTGAACCACAAAGAAAGGGTTACACAAACTTGATGTCCGGCATGTCGAAGGGACGAACATCGCTTACACTGTGCTGAAATGAAGATCACCGCCGTCACGCGATACAAGCACGGAAACATTTACGCGCTCCTGAAGAAGTTGAACTGGACCCAAAAGGATCTCGCCGAGAAGTCTGGGCTTTCGATATTCATAATCGGGAGGATTATTAACCTGATTAGGCGACCGCTTCCAGAACAAGCCGATGCAATTCAGAAAGCCTTCGGAGAAGCCGGAGAATACTTAGATGTCCTATCGGAATGGCCGGAATCTTTCGCAGGTTTCAAGCGAGGGTTTAAGATAGAACAGACAGCCGATGTGGAAATGGAGAATCTGCTTGGCTGCTCGGAAGCAATGTTGCTACCAGCCCCCAGCCCCGACGATACAACTGAGCTGGATAAGGCAATCGAAGCCAATGTTGAATCATTAGGCGATTATCATGCACCCGTCATAAGAGCCAGATTTTGGGAGGGAAAGACGTTAGCGGAAATCGCAGCACGTTACCGAAAGTTTCCCGAAACTATCAGGATGGTCGAAACGAAAGCACTCAGGAAATTGAGACACCCCTCAAGGATGGGGAAGATCATGCCGCATTTAGAACGCTCCGACACGCCTTTAGTGTATTAACCTTTATGATTCACTGCTACGTCAACGTTTACAAGCGGATCGACCTCGCGGTCCAGACGGTCAAGAGCTTGCGCGAGAACGCGAGCGAGAACTTCCCGATCACTGTCATTGACGATGGCGGTGGGTGCGACACAACCGAGCTGGCGATTCACGCTGACCAAGTGATTACCTGGCCGCACAAGGGACAGGGAGAGGCCCGGCGAGCTGCCATGGAACTCTTCCTGGACGAAACGGATCCCGGCGAGTCGGACTGCTACGGCCTGTTCGTGGATGGGGACATGACCTTTTCCAAACACTACGACGCTTTCTGCTACGAGTGCGTTGCAAGCCACGCGCTCAGGCCGTTCTTCTGGGTGTCGCCTTACCGGAGCGCCAAGCACGTCAAGAGCGACAGGCAATGGGAATTCGAGACCGTGCTGGGGCACGCGTTCGGAGGGGCAACCCTGTACGGCCACCGCAAGCTCGTGAAGCGCAGCCTGGAACTCATGCCGGAAGAATGGAGTCACGCTTACGACTGGGATCTGGTGACCATTTCCTGCGGGTGCTTCAAGCCGATCCAGTCTCTCGCCAATCATGCCGGGGTGATGGTGCCTGGATCTTTGCACATGGATCCCGAAGAAGTCGCTTACGGCTTGCCTCCAGTTGGGGCTTGAACCTTGGCAGGAAGCGGGTTAGGGATAGGCCATGGCCGTTCAGACAGTAAGGCCGGCGGACGGTGGACAACTCATCACGCGAGCATCTGCTGCCGACGCCGGAGTCACCCACTACACCGCCAAGACGAACTGGCGTAGGGACTTGTCCGACGAAATCCGGAGAGAGGGCCACGATTACTTCACCCCACTCCCCACCGCTGACGATGCTTTGGAGCAAGCCTTCCCGTCGCCTTCATCGGATCCAATCACACTCATTCACCTGGTCCGAAGGCCCAATGGAGAGGCTGCGATTGTGGTGGGAACGAAGACCACGCTCTACCGTTTCTACGCTGACATGTCCGGGTACACGGAGGACGATCCCGATTACTGCGACGGCTACTGGGAAACCCCCGTGCGCTGGCGGGTGATCGGAAGCGGCTTCTCCGCCAACGGACGGCGCTGGGAATTCGCCGACATCGACGGGACCACGACGTTCAGCAATGGAATCGATCTTCCGGTTGAATACCGGGCTGAGTGGGAAGCGGTGCGCCCAGCCTACGAGCTTCGTGAGCAGGGCATTGTCTGCGTTGGAACCATCTCCGAATTGAACGGCGTCCTGCTTCTGGCCGACATCACCGAGCTTACAACTGGCGGCATGGACACAGTTCTGAACGTGGTTAAGTCGGGATCGGTGACGATTCAGCAGGCGGGATTCAGGCTTGGGGCTGGTGTTTCAGATTTCAGCGTTCTGACCGCCGACACTTCGATGTTCAATGCTGGCGATGCCAACCGTCTCATTGTCTGGTCCAACGGAACCAAGGAACGCCTCACCACGTATCTCAGCCCTACCCAGATGGCCGTTCCCAGTGGGCACACGGTTGCCGTGTCACAATCCTTCCGGGTTACGGATGGATTCTTCGACAGTCAATGGGAGGCTTACGCACTCCGCGCGAGTGGGGCGTTCTTCGCAAGCTGGATGGTTGGAGAATTGATCAGCTTTCCGGATGGAAGCGTTCGCAAAATCGTTGAGGTAATCAGCTCGACGCTTGCCAAGACCGACACGGATTACGCGCTCACCGCCCAGGAGGGCACGCTCAACAACCCGCTGGCCTACGTTGGCAAGGAAGCGCTCATCACCGCAGGTATCACCACGTTCAATGAGTTCCAGTACCGCATCATTGGATCCGAGTTGAACAAGCCGGACAGATTCGCGGCCCGGACGCCAGTGATTGCCACCGCTGGAAACTCACTTTTTACGCTGACCCGGACAGCTCGGTCCTTGGCGAAATACGACAGCGTTCTGGTGGACGGTGCCGGCACGGCTGGTGGCGTTCTCACAGACGCGACCATCGGCGCGCTTGGGCCTGGCATTGTGCGCCTCGACAAGCTGGCGATCACGGGTGGAACGGTGGCGCTAATGCAGAGCGCGTCCGTTGGCTCGTCGGCATTCCGGGATGATCTTCAGGATGACGGCAGTGGCATCTTACGAATGCTGCCGCTCGGTGGGCGCATCATCGTTTACAAGGACACCAACCTTTTCATTGGAACCTACACCGGAATCGCAGCCAACCCATTTGAATTTGAACGCGTTAACATTCAGCAAGGGCGAGGACTCTTTTACCGTCACACCCTCGTCTCCATCGGTGACATACAGCACGTTTACGCTGGGCGAGATCGATTCTACCAGTTCAACCTCACCACGCGTCAGCCACAATACCTTGCCAACTCGGATCTCGTGGGCAACGTCTTTTACGATTATGCCCGACTGGCGGACACGGAGCGGATTTACGCCGCCGATAATCATCCTTCGCAGGAAATATGGGTCGTCTGCCCCGCCAATACTGCAACGCCAGTGCTGGCCTACGACTACCTGTACAACACGTTTTCAACGGTCGATTTCGCACCGTCCGCTGCCGCCACGGTTAAGGAGGCAGTCTTCCCGATTCTCCGTGAAACGGGGAACTGGTTTCTCTTGGGTACAACGCAGGGGGTTCTCCTTTTTTACGGCCTCGCGACGGAACCGGTCGCGGCGTGGCATGTGGCTAGTCCTCAGTCGTGGCAAGACGGCAAGAGGATCTACTACCGACGGAGCGCGCGCCCGTACAACGCAACGCTTGTAGGAATTACCAGCACGCTGACCGGTGGCAAGATGCACTTCGGAGAACTGCACGGCGAGCACGAGCTGACATCCTACGTGATTCAGCTTTCCAGCCAGCCCCAGGTGGAAGGGTCAACTCAGCCGCTCTATACCGCCAGCCTCTACGCATCGCTCAACCAGCTTGCGGCGGAGGATCTGGTTGGCACCGTGACGATCACGAACGCTGAGGATCACGGCCTGATCCCAGTGCATTCCATTGCTCACTTCTTCCGGGACACGATCACGGTTACCGGGACGAACAACCCGATCCGGATTCACAGCCGAACGTTTGATTATTTCTACGTGAACAGCGCCAGCTACCACCGGATCTGACCATGCCCATCGAAGCCAAGAGCACGCGCAAGACGACCCCGGATCTGCTCAATGAGCTGCCGGATGTTCCTCGCTTTCCGACGCTGACCCCAGAGGAACAAGCGGCCCTGGATACGTGGTGGGTGCAGGTTCAAGAAGTTCTCACGCGAAAATATGATTCCCTCTGACATTCAACTGACGCTGCGGCAGACCAAGGGATCGCCCCTGACGCACGACGAGACGGACGCTGACTTCCAAGCTCTCAAGGACGCCATCCTTGCCATTGCCGCATCGCTCACGAGTGCTGGTGGCCGCGTTGTGTTCGGGCCTGAGCCTGCCATTGCTGACAGGACGAACACGTTCTGGGTGCCTTCGGACTTTCGAGCGATCTACGCTTGGGACGGAACGGGCTGGATTCGGATGAGCAATCGGAAGCTCTACGCCGTCGCGACGAACATTGGGAATGCCTACTCGCTGACCCTGGCGGCGGAGAACAAGATCCCGGACCTGGCCTCGATCGTTGGCTTCACGGTCTTCGCCAAGATCCCAGCCACGAACTCAGGCGCATCGACGCTGAAGCTGAACACGTTCGCGGTCACCCCGATTACAGCCTTTGCTGCCGCGCTCAAGTCCGGTGCCATGCAGTCGGGCGAGACGTGCGCTTTCGTTTACGACGGGACAAACTTCAACCTGCTGAACGCCAAGGGTGCGTTCGAGGATTACGTTGTGCCTGTAGTTCCCTCGCCCGTTCCAACCATGGTGGTGGATCCGTCAAGCCCGTGGACTGTGCCGGCTGGGATTACCAAGATTCGAGTGACGCTGGTGGGTGGTGGCGGAGGAGGCGGAGGCAGCCAGCTCGGCCAGAACGTAGTCGCTGGGGACGGCGGCGATGGCGCCAGCCTTACCGCTGATTGCACAGTTGCTCCCGGACAGGAGATCGTGTTCACCACTGGTGCGGGTGGTGCGGGTGGTGTCGGAGCCTCGGACGGTGCCGTTGGGTCCAACACCGTCGCCAACTATTTCTCTTCAAGCTGGGTTCTGACGGCCGGCGCCGGGGCGGGTGGTAAGGTTGGGTCTGCGGGTTACGGAGATCAAGGTGCCGGCGGGACAGCGTCGTCTTCCGGAGCTGGCATTCTTGCCATCAATGCGAAGTCCGGACGCCGGGGATCTGGTTCCTTCCGATACACCGAAGCGGCCGGCGCTGCTGGCGTTCATCCCGGAGAAGGTGGGCAGGGGGCGTTCAACCCAACGTCTGGAGCCACAGGTGGAGCGGGTGCCAACGGCCAAGTAACCATCGAATACTAATCCCATGATCCCATCTGACATCGATCTGGTTCTGCGGCTGATCAAGGGAAGCGCCCTGACCAAGCAGGAAACGGACACCAACTTTCAGAACTTGAAGGCGGCGATCCTCGCGATTGCCACTGTACTCACGGGCGCCCACTTCGTCTTCGGAGACGAGCCCGCCGTCGGCGATCGCCAAGGAATCCTCTGGGTGCCAACCGACATGCGCGGCTTGATGTTCTGGGACTCGGCAGCCAGCAAGTGGCGGCGCGTTGGAAACCGGAAGCTCTACGCTGAGGCCACGAACACGGGGGACGCTTTCTCCGTCACGTTCGCAGACGAGAATTACATCCCCGACCTTGCAGCCCTGACTGGGATTATCGCCCAGGTGAAGGTGCCCGCTGAGAACACGGGTGCCACCACGCTCGCGGTGAATGGATTGGCGGCAACTCCGGTGCTCGCGTTCGGTATCGCGCTCACGGCTGGGATGATCAAGGCGAACTCCATCCTTGCGTTGGTGTACGACGGGACGAACTTCCAACTGCTCAACCCGGACCACTCCACGGCCATCGCGAACCAGTATCCGACGTCGGTTTACGCATCGGACACCATCGTTACAGCCGGGACAACGACTCTCAGCCTGGCTCTCCCGGCGGGCAAGACGACGTGGAAGGAGATCGAGATCGGTGTTGATGCGGACCTCGGCACGGCAGCCGGCGGGTCAATCAAGGTAGACTTGACCTACCACAGCGGCACTCCGGGAACTCCAACGACTGGCCCAGGCAGCGATCCAGGTGACGGCTTCAGCACAACGGGTCACGTTATCCCGGTAGCCAACAACACGCAGCGCATGGGCAGGTGGATCCACCAAGGCATCGTGGAGGCCGGCCACAACGCGGACAACCCACTTGAAGTGAGGGCGGTTACCACGGTGACCAGCGGGGACGCAACCATCTCCGCCCTGCTCTACGTCCGGGCAACCTGCGTATGATGACACCAAGACTCCTGCACCTTCACGAAGTTCCCAGACTCCTGGAGCTGGGGGAATTGTTCTTCAAGGAATCGAAGCAGAAGGGCGTCTGGAATCCCGGGCATTTCATTGAAGCCATGACCGCCGGGATTGCTGGAGGCATCCGGTTCATCCTAGTGCTGGACGAAGATCCTGGAAACTCGCTTTCCAAGATCATCGCAGCGTTCGGGGCCGTGGTTGCCAAGTGCGATCACACGGGAGACGTCATTGCGTGCGAGACATTCTTCTACGCTCACCCGGAGGCGAGGGGCAAGGCCCACCTCCTGTTGAAAGCCTACGAAGATGAGGCGAAAGTGCATGGCGCCAAGCGGATCTGGATGGTCCACCTTGAGAACGATGTTGCGGAACGTATGGCGAAGTGGTACGAACGATCAGGCTACTCCCTTAAAGAGAGACTTTACGAGAAAGTGATTTGATTTATGGCAGCCATCACAGGTGCGGTAATCGCGGCTGGTGCCGCCATCGGTTCAGGAGTCATGGCCGCGAACGCCCAGAAGAAGGCGTCCCAGCAGCAGGCCCAGTCCGTTCGGGACACGAACGCGCTGGCCTACCAGCAGTTCCAGGAATCTCGCGGGAGCAATGGCAGCGCCATCCTGCCCATGTACATGCCGACCGGGACCGAGCGCCGGCTGGCGGACAGCGCCATTCAAGTCTTCGATTCCATCACCGGGCAACCAGTGACGATGACGATGCAGGAATATCAGAACATCATCGACCAGCAGCAACCCACCATCGACGCCGGGAATCGTTTGATCAGCGGTATCTACTCTGGCGACCTTGAGGCCCAACGCATGGCTTCTCTCCAACCCGTGCTTGCGGCAAGGACGGCAGCCGGAGACGTTCAGGGGTCAGCCCTCGAACTCGGCTTGCAGCAGGAATTGAATCGCATCAACACCGAGAACAACCGGCGCGGCTTCGTGGGTCAGAGTGGTTACACGCAGAACCAGCTCTTGGGCGCCACCATCGCAGGCAGGCAGGCAGCCGCTGGCGCACGCGCGAACGCCACCTTGCAGAACGCTGGGGACACCAGGACCGTGCAGGAAGGCATGGTTGACCTGCAACTCCGATCGCTGGACACGCCCATCAACCGGGCCAACCAGTTGATCCAGCTCTCGCAGGCTCCAGCCCAGGCGCTAGTGCAGCGGCAGCAGTTGGCGATGCAGCCCTTGAACTTCTTCAAGCTGAACCCGGGTAACCCGCCGCAGCCGAACACCCCGCAATACAGCGCGGTCCCGTCGGCCGGACAGATGGTGTTGTCTGGGGCAGCTCAGGGCGCTGGCGCCATCGGCAATTACTACGCCAACCAGCAGCTTCAGCAGCAGCAGATGGAACAGCTCAGGATGATCCTCGCCAACCAGAACACGGGTTACCAATACCAGCAACCGAGCACCAACTACATGCTGGATCCCGGCACTGGCGCAGGCTAAGAAAGTGAGTTTCTATGGACCCTTACGAAGTTCTTCGGACTGGAATGCAGGCGGCGACGCAGCCGCTTGAAACGCTTCAGCGTGGCCGGATTGCGCTCAACGACCAGGCCATCACGCGCGCCTACCAGAACGCCATCGTTGAGTCCCAGCGCAATTACAACCAGAAGGTGACGGAGGACGCCCGGCGCTATCAGGAGGGGCAGCACCAGCAACTCAGGACTGAGACCAAGGCGGACGCGGAGGAGACGTACTCAAAACAGATCGATCGTGATTACGCTGCCGCTGGAGGGACAGACCCAAACCTGACAACTCCCCAGAAGGCGGCTGCAATGTCCGGCCTCAAGCTGGCCGGAGCGATCAAGGACAACCTCGCGCTTGAGGTCGGAAAGCTCCAGAACAAAGCGGAGATGATGGGCGTGACAACGATGTGGCCTGATGGGGTACCGGTTTCTCATGCTGAACTGGCCAAGCAAATCGCCATCTCGGAGTCAAAGCAAGAGGCCGCGCTCCGTACCCAGCACGACATGGACTTGATCAACGAGGTTGTGAATAATCCCGTGAAGGCGGAGAATGGGAAGACGATCTGGGAGAATGCGCAATCTGACTACGGTAACTTTCTGCTTGACCGGAATTTGCCTCGTGCGAGGGCAGTTATTCCAGACGCCCAAGCTCATCCGGGGATGACTCCCGTTACCCAGAAAGCGCTCGGTCAGTTGCTCTTGAACAACGAAAAGTTCCAAGCCGAGCTGCTTACACTCAAGCCCAACCAGCAGTCCATCGTTCGGACGGGGTTGACTTCTGGTATGCCCGGTTCTGTGATCGCTGCCGTTGACAAGCTGGATCCAGCCACCAAGGCCAGACTCCAACAGATCATCTTCGAGCAGAGCGACATGCTCGCTAAGGCTGGGGCCATGGATCAGGCGATAAATCAGAGAACGGATGCCAACGCCTACCTCAGAGATTTGACCAACGTCGCACGCGGTCAGCAGAACGATACTACGGATCGAATCAACTTTCTGAACTCACTGGATGAAAAGTATGGAATGCAAGTTGGGCTGGCTCTTAAGCGCATGACTTCTGAAGACAAGCTGGTGAATCAGGCTCTCAACGAACGGAATGGCACGACGCCCATTTGGGGGGCCGGAAGGGTTCGGAATCCTGCTACCGGATTCGGTGGCCGGCAATCAGGTGGCGCTGGTGGCAATGGAATTCTGACCCTTCCTCCAGACGGAACTCAACCCCCACCTCCCGGTGGCATAAACGCTCCGCCACTCTCTCCGCAAGAGTTGAGTCTGATGGGCACAGCCGGAATTCCCCAGGCAGCCATGCCAGCCGTCCAGCAGGTGATGCCAAATTACGCCAGCCTTCCTCCGGCCGACATCATGCCGGGCGCAACGGCGCGGGCCATCTCCAATCTTCAAGCAGCAGCGGCTCCGGTGGGGATTGTGAATCCTCAAGGCATGGTCCGTCAAGTCGTTCCCATGTTCCATGGAGCAGGCGCATCTTTCTCGGAGCCCTCGCGTATGATCCCCGCCACCTTCCAAGAGATCATCCAGCAGCGTGCGCAAGAGGCCACTCAGCAAGGCGACATCTTGAAGGCAGCGGATCTTTTAAGGCAACTCTATCCAGGCCAGACTTCCCTTCCTGCACAGTATCAAGCTCCGATTCAGAACGTGTCGGATCTTCTCAGCATTCTTCGGGCGCAGCAGCCGAGTCCCTACGAGTAAGCCATGCCCAACCAACTCGTTGACTTCGTTCGGAAGAACAACCCTTTGGGTTGGAATCCGGAGGACATGTCGGCCCTCAAGGATGACGACATCACACGGCTCTACGCCGCTCAGGCCCCCGAGTATTCCGCCCAAGGCAGGGACGTGTTCAAGGAGTACCCGGACTTCGCCGCTGACTGGGACCGAATCCAGAAGGAGGACCGCATTGCCAACACGTCAACGTGGCAGGAGTTCAAGGGTTCTCTGGGTGCGGGCATTGACCAGACTCAGGCGCTTGCCTACGGGGCAGGCGGCATGGTGGCGCAGAAGTTAGGCGCGACTAACATCGCCAAGACCCTGATCGGCAAGGCAGCGGAGCAACAGCAAGAGGCGGCGGATTACTACCAGCCGGCAGTGGCCAACTGGCGTGACGTGAGCGGGCCGCGCACGGCGATGCTCTATGCGGCCAACCAGTTTGGCAACTTGGTGCCGTCGATTGGTGAGTCCGTGGTTGCGGCGGGTGCGGGCGCCGCCATTGGTGCGGCGACTGGTGCTGGCGTGGGCGGGATTCCGGGCGCGGCGGCTGGGTTGTTTGAACGTGGAGCCCTCAAGGCGCTGGTGAAGGCGAAGGTGTCGGCTGAACTGAAGGGTGAGATCGAGAAGTACGCAGCTGGCACGATCCTGAAGGACGCACTCAGCGCTCCGGCCAAGGAACTCCTGCGGGCAGCAACGGTTCGCCAGGCGGCAACGGTCGGCCAGATGATCGGCAACCTCACGGGTGGTGCCGCTGCGTCCATGCAGCAGAACTCCGGCGAGTTGTTCATGGAGTTGCAGGATCAGGTGAACAAGGGCGAACTCAGCCAGGATGACGCGGCCAACATCGCCTTGGTGGGTGGTGGCATAAAGGCGGTCCCCGATACAGTCCTGCCCACCTACATCGTCGGACGGTTGGGCAAGGCAATGGGCAGGGCCGGCCGCGAGCTGACAGACGCGGCGGTTGAACCTCTGAAGAAGCCGTTTTACGCCTACGTCACACGCCTCGCCCCAGAGGTCGCCAAGACGGTGCCATGGGAAGGGAGCACTGAGGCGTTCCAATCGCTTGTTGACGTTGCCGGCCAGCGTTACGGAGCTTTCCTGCATGACCATGACGAGGGCAAGCTTTGGGCTCCACTGAATCAGGCGGAGAAGGATGACATCATCAACTCTGGTATCGCCGGGACCATGGGCGGTGGCGCCACGTCCGCCGTTACCGAACTGTTCACAGGCAAGAAGCGTGGAGAGCAGCAGCCCCCGCCCAAGAAGGAGGCGACGAACGAACCGCCTCCGCCGCCGGACGCGCTGAAGACCGGGACGATTGGGAGCGACGTAGCCAAGGACATCTACGATGTTGACAGGGCCGGCATCGCATTACTGGTGCAGCGCAAGGCTGCCGGCGACCCCGCCGTCGAGCTTGAGATCCTGAAACTCAACTCAGACTCGAAAGCAATCTTCAATCAGGAGTGGACCAGGATCCTTCAAGCCAGAAGCGACGAACTTGGAAAGTCACTTTCCAACGAGAAAGGCGGTGAGACTCCCAATGGCGAAGAAGCAAATGCCCAAGGTCAAGGGACCCAAGAGTTGCAAGTAGCACCTCCGGTTACCGAGACATCAACGCCCGCACCAGCCAGCGTTCCCAGCGAAACTGGTGCGGGTGGGGTTTCGGCTACGGCTGAAGCTGAACGCCCCGCCGTCTCCAAGGTGCCGCTCTACCAGTTCGCGAAGGATCTGGTTCAGTCCGTTCCCGAAGACCAGAGAAGCCCGGAGGTTCGCGATGTAGCCGAACTGCTAAATAAGGACACGCTCACGCGCGCCGACCTGCAACAGATGGCTGCCAAGCTGGGGCTTCGATATGATCCCAAGACAGAAGCCTCGATTCCTGATGTGGTGAAGCAGCGCAACGTGAACCAACAGTTGACGTGGGCCGAATCGCGCAAGCTGGGAGTTCCGCTGACACCACGCATCCTCGAAGCCAAGGATGACACGGGCAAGGTGCTGTTCCGTTCCGTGGTGACGCCGCAGAAGGACGGGGGCAACAAGCTCGAACTGTTCGTCAAGGCTGGCGCTACGTTCGTTCCCGTGGACACGCAGATGATCCCGGCTGGCACGCCCGTTGAAGCGCACCTGATGGTTTACGCTGAAGCCATGCGTGACCCGACCGTGACGCGCAACGCTGAGGTTGCCCAATCGCCTTCACCTGTTGTGCCGGCTGCACCCGCAGCGCTCGCTACCAAGGAAGCACCGCCTCCATCGGAGGCTCAACAGGCTTCTCCTCCCGAAACTCCCAAGGCCGCAGTTGCCGCGCTCAAGACGTACTTCAAGACGCAGGCTCCGCGCCCAGCGGATATGGCCGCACGCATTCAGCGGCTCAGTCAGTCTCGCCAACCCAGGCCCGCCGAGATGGCTGCCAAGATCCAAGCGCGCAGCCAGTCAGCACCAACCAAGGAATCCAATGCCCCCATTCCTCAGCACCTCGCAACAGAAGTTCGCATTCTCAACGCACCAACCGTGGGCCAAGCGGTGGGCCAAGGAAACACCGTCGTTCAGCAAGCTCCCGTCCAAGGTGAAGTCAAAGGACAAGCTCCCGTCGTGGGCAAAGAAGTACGCAAAGTCGAAGAAGCACTGAAGCCTGAAGCTCTCGGTTTCGCCGCCAACGTCGTTGCCAAGGTCGATGCGCTCGGAGAGAACTACGATGGCAAGAAGAACCTGGAGTATCTCAAGACCGACTTGGCTGCCCAGCAGGCTGAACTCAAGCAGGTCGAATCGCTCATTGCCGAGCTGAAGAAGGCTGACAAGGACGCCGAGGCGCTCGTTGACCGACACGCTGATCTGATCCTGAGCATCTCAAAGCTGGAGCGTGCCATTGCCAACTTCAAAGCGGAGGAGCAATCCATCGTTCAAGCCATCGGGCCGGCAGCGGTGGAGTTCGAGTATGGTTCTCTGGATGCAGCCAAGCCTTCGGAAGATCCGTCTCAACGCGGGCATGGTGATTCGCTCGTTGATGATTCTGGATCCACCGCAGTCGAAAACGCATTCGGCCGCGTGGAAGATCCGACGTCTGGTGACGAGCCAGGAATGACGCCTGACGAATCCTCTGATGCGCAGGCTACTTTGGACAGCGAAGAGGCCGCTCGCAAGATCGCCAAGCTCCCGGGTTACTACGACACGAAGGACGACACTGGTGGCGGTCACGATCTGTCTGAAGCTCACAAGCTCTACAACGAAGCCAAGACTCAGGGCGAGAAGGAATACGCCGCGAAGCTGATCGGCACGTTGCTCACTGCCCAGTCCCAGGTGGGCACAGCCAAGAGAAGTGAGAAGGGCAAGCAGGTTGCGGTGGGCAAGCAGTCCTCTTCGTTGAGCCGACGGGTTGCTGGTTGGATCACCCCGGCCGGCCGCGTCATTCTTTCGCTGGCCTACAACCGCAACAGGGCGATCACCTACACGCTGGAAGAGGCGGCGGCGGGTTTCGGTATTACGAAAAAGGAAGCGGCCAAGGCGTTGAAGTCTTCACCCAAGACAGTCACGCTGACGGAACTCGGAAAGGCGCTGAAGAAGACCAAGGGCGACGTGAACGCGGTGAGCAAGAAGCTCCGCGCGAACAAAGTCATTGCCAACCTGCAATTCCGATTCGCCATTGGTGATGGGGCCAAGGACACAGTTGGGGTGATTGATTTGCTGGAGGCTGGGTTCGTGCCGTATTCGTCCATGCTCTTGCGGTCGCCACGCAACCAGCTTGCGCGAGCCATCCGCAGCGTGGCTGATTACGAGGGCGAGTTCGGTGGACTGAAGCAGGCAAGGGATGACGCCTACGGATACTCAACCGACAACGTGAGGACGGCGTCCGGAGACATCGTCAACGCGAGGAACTTCACACCAGAGCAGGCGTTGAACCGGAAGGAGCAACTCAGGTTTGCTGATTGGGTGAAGAACAACATGCCGATGGTGGCGCAGATCGTGGCGTTTCAAAAGGACCACGTCGTTACGTCGCCCGAGTTGATTCAGCAGTTCGCGAAAGAACTTCAGGCAAGCGTTGCGGCCTCCTACGACTCCATCGAAGACCGGGCAATGATCCAGCGAATGTTGGATGAAACACTGCCAACCATCATCACGAACTGGAATGGAGTTAGAAAGGCTCTTTCCAATGAGAACACAAATGCTGGAAGTTCCTCCGCCATTGCAGAAGGCGCGACCGGAAATTCGCAACGGGATAATGCTGCTGATGGTGGGATTGTCGCAGGCGTTGGCCAAGGCACGCCGCCGGCAGCAGCGCAACCCGCGCAAGCCCCAAGTGAGACCGGAACAAGTGCAAGACTTGAACCAAGCCCCACCTCCGTAGCAACTCTAGACGCGATGTCGGAGAAGATGCGCGCCCTTGTGCCGCTGAAGGCGGAGGCGGTTGGCGTCATCTTGAGTCTGCACGAAGACGGCGGGTTGAGTGATGGTCAGAGGGATCAGATCCTCGACATGATCACGAAGGCGAGGACTCCGCACGGAATCGAGACCGCCCTGGACGTGGCTCAAGAAGCCGTCACGCCATCCCGCGAACGCCAGTTGGATCCAGACGCGATGGACGCCGTTGACCTGGATGCGCAGACGATCACGGCGCCGGAGCTTCTTCCCGACTCCGTGGAGAACGTCATCTTCAATCTCAAACGACTGGCCAAGAGCAAGCTGCCAGCCACTCAGCACGGGTTGCTGAGCGAGATGAACATCGCCGCGTTGAAGAAGGATTACCCGACGCTGGCGGCTGCCTTGGAGAAGGTGGCGGAGGCGGGTGGGGAACTGGCTGCCTTAGCCAAGTTCCTTGCCGGAAGAGCGGATGTCACTGAGGCAAAGCTGACAATCTCTCCAGAGACTCAAGTCGGGACTCCGCTTGGTGGATCTTACAGCGTGGCCAACAATGAAGCCACCGTGTTCCCAGCCAACGCTCGGAACGTGGAGGACTTCCATGTCTCAGTTGTTCACGAGGCGCTGCATCCTTTCATCTCGCGACTGCTCTTGCGTGCGAGGAACAACCCGGCATCGCTGACAGTTGGCGAACAGGAGTTCGTGCAAAAATTGCACACACTGGTTGAAGCCGCAAAGGCAGCGGGCCTGACGTGGCAGCAGTCAGCGGAAGGTCTGGTTGGATCGGATGAGTTCGCCGTTGCCGTGCTGTCAGACCCGGAGTTTCGAGACAAGCTCACCAAGATTGCGCTGCCTCCGAACTTCGGTGACCCGACATCGTTGTCCTTGTGGGATGCGTTCAAGCGCCTGGTGGCGAACCTGCTCAAGGCAGTTGGCCTGACCAGCGACAAGAACGTTGCGGACGAAGCCTACAAGCTGGTCACCACGTTGCTCCAGAACTACGACGAAGCGGCGGCGGCGAGGGACAAGGCGTGGCGCGTCTTGCGACCCAACACGGGGCCGATGAATGCGGATGAGATGCGCTACCGCCAGATCAAGGGCCTCGCCGGGGAACGCACAGAGATCAGCCCAACGCGAGAGTACGAGAACGAGGCCAAGCGAATGATGGCGGTCACGAATGAGGTTGCCGCCGCACGTTCCAAGTACTTCGACGCCCTCGTTAAGAGCGGGAACAACGTCACCACCACAGGGAAGCCGGTTGCCACGGAGGCCGAGTGGATTCAGAACTCGTTCGCCTCACTTATTCAAGGCGGGGAAGATCCAGCCGAGGACATCAAGGCCGCAATCAACAGCGCGCTCACCAAAGACGGCACCACTGGAAAGCCAGTTTCTACCAGCCTCACGTTCGCAGACCTGGAGCAGACCAACGAAGCGCCCAAGGCGCAGATGGCAGCCCTGGAGATTCACTACAAGGACCGGACCCGGTGGCAGGCGCGCAAGGCACTCTCCGATCATGAGTTCGGCGAAGGCAAGCTCACCGAGCGCATCAGCGAATCGAACCTGGAGCTTTACGAGCTGACCCAGAACTACCAGAACCTCGACGTGGTGACCGGCCAGTTCCTGAAGTCCATGAAGGACGCCTTGCGCGAGGCCACTGGCACCGGGGCGCAATCCATCCTTGAAGCCTTGGGCATTAAGACTGGCTTCAAGGAAGCGCTGAGGATCGCGGCTGGAGCGATTGAGGGAAACAAGATTGCCTTTGGCGACCAGCTTCAAGCCCTAGCAGAGCTAGGCATCGACTACTCCACCGTGGGAAATGTCTCACTGACATCCGCTGGCAAGGTGTCCCTGACCCCAGGCGACGTGCAGGCAGCGGCGGCAGCCAGCGCCAACCCGAACGCTCGGAACATCGCAGCCGACCCAGCTCGCCTTGCCCTGGCTCTCCAGTTCGCACGACGCCGGCCGATCGCGATGGATCTCCTGGCGGTGCGGACAGCCTACGATGACAAGGGTGTCCAGAAGACCGCCATCAACCAGATGATCAAACTGGCGGTCAGCAACAAGCCGGATGCCCGGGCGCTTGCAGTGGGCCAGCTCTCCCGCGTGGGCACCCTGTTCGTTCACGCCGACCGAATCCTAAAGCGCCTCGACACAATCAAGGCGGAGAACGAGAAGCTGCTCAAGCAGGCGGCACAACTCTCGCAGTGGGATGTGGAGTGGCACATCATTTCCAAGATTCAGGCTGAGGAGATTCGCAAGCTGGAACGAATGCGCGACCTGGAGGAAGGCACCTTCGGAGAACAAAGCCGGCAGTTCAAGTGGGTGAACAACGCGGTTTACTTGGTTCCCGAGAGCAACCTGACAACTGAGGATGATCTTTTCACGAAGCCTGAGTTTCGCCAGACGGTTCAGCATGGCGACAACTACAGCGACGCGAATATTCAGCAGAATCTCACGAAGATTGTGAGCTGGATGGCGGAGCACCCGGGATCTCAAGGATCAGGGAGATTCGCTTTTCTGGAACGTGTGGTGAGAGAGGCTGCCGGGCGTCAAGCGAACAGCGCGAATGAGAATATTCAGCGTGGCTTGGGCGGCTGGATCCTCCGTTCCATGGGCGACATCGGGACGCGGTTCCGGCAACACGGAACGCAGACAGCGCGCGCCATCGAGCAGCAGATCGTGACGCACAACAACCGGGAGCAGTCGCTTCGCAACTCGATCAACGAGCGGCTCTACTACAAGGTGGACGAACTTGCCCGTGCCGCAATGATCGCCACCGGCATCGACAACCCTGTTGAGTTTCACGCCAACTTCTACCACAACATCCTCGGCCTGTTCCAATCCGAGCAGCACCTCTACGATCCAAGGCTGACTCCGGAGCAGCAGCTCGACCAGTTCATGGCGACCGGAAAGAGGTTCGTGCAGGCGCTCCCAGGCATGGAGCGAAAGGGCGCATGGGAAGCGGTGGACAAGTACATCCGTGCCAACTTCGCGGCGGCGATGGATCTTCAGAACGTCCGACGCGGGATAAAGCTCAAGATCCGCGATGTCATGGTTGGAGGGCGCGTCATCTTCCGCGATGTCATCGGTGGCGTGATGAGCACCATGAGCCGTTACACCGCAGGGCCAGCCGTGGCTCTCGCGATGCGGATGAAGGGAAGTGAGAAGCTGTTCTGGAATACTCCATGGATGGGAGCCGAGACAGACGATGCTGGCAATCCCACCCCCGTCGAACACGTCGGCCTCACCAAGAGCGCCGTCGCATTGCTGCACTCCAAGGATCGGGCAGCGTTGCAGGCCGTGCTGGACGCGAGGTTCACCGCTCCAGTCAACACGACGTTCGTTGCCGAACTGATTTCCAAGCCCGGTCAAACGAACTTCAAAGGCCCGGAGGTTGGCGGAGTTGTGGACATGGCCCCGCACGCGCAGTTGAGGGGAGCCTACCAAGCAGCCACGGCTGGTCGCGCCGATGGCACCTTCGATGCCCTGAAGTTTGCCGAGACGCTGCACGCTGACCTTGGTGGAAGTCCCGATACACTCTCGGATTTCGTAGGCCAGACCATGGCCACGTTCCAACATTACATGGACGAACTCTACAAGGTCGCCAAGGTGGACGAAGGAGATCAGGGCAACGACTTGAGAACGATTGGGCGCGCCTTCCTGGATGCGCGCAAGGGAGAGGACTTCCCTCCTGGATGGTTGAACTTCCGAACCTACGGACACAAGGATTACGCGAACTACATCCGCGTCCTGGCAGAGCAGGATGCCTACGGAGCTGGAGCCACAGACCTGAAGGCCAACCTGGCGAAACTCCAGACTGAACTGACGCTGCTGGCGGATGACTTCAAGGCGGCAGAGGCGATCAAGACCAGCAACCCAGCGCTGTCGAAAGATTACATGGAGAACGGGCTGAATGGAGATCGGCCTGGACTGAGGAAGATGCGCGAGAATGCCGTTTACAATCTCGAGTACGCCCAAAAGAACGAGGACGTTCTCTTCTCACTCATTCGCACCCACAGCGGCGGAGGTCAGAGTTACCAGACGTTGATGGACATGGTTGGCGTTATGAGCGGGTTCGTACTGCAGGGCGTCACCTCCGCCGTGTCCGATCACATCTCACTGCCTGACCATGCGTTCCGGAAGTTCGGGTTCAGCAAGGAAGCGGTGTCCGTCCTGTTCGGTGGGTACTACAAGAACTACGCATTCGAGTTGATGCACAGCATGTGGCAGGCGATGAGCTGGGAGATGCGGATGAACGCGGAGAACGCCAAGAACACTCGCCTATTGAACAGCGGTGGGGCGGCGGACCTTGACTCGCTCACCGAACGCCGTGGGTGGAGAAGTATGCTGGACCGCTATCGGCAGCAGCTTGGAGCGGAGGCGTCCCTCTGGGCTGTGGCGTGGAGAAGCACGGCATCCCCGCTGAGGGTGCCCGGTGAAGTGGTGCGCGCCGTAACGAAGCGGGTCAACGCGGCAGCGCGTGTGTTCCTGAGCACTGGGGTTGGCAAGCCGAAGAACGTTGAGACGGCAGCCGCTACCCTCAAGTGGTGGGCACCGTTCTCCATGAACAACATCATCATGCAGCGCGCCGCAGCTCGGACGTGGCTTGAGTTCACGAACGACGGGATCAACAAGGCAGCCCTTTATTTCCAATACCACCCGGCAGATGCAGCGGATCCCAACTTCAAGTTCAGCGCCAAGACGGCGAACTTCTCGCGCAAGAACCTGAGCGGGCTGATGCTGGACGATCGGGCGTTCAAGTACTTCTACACCACGCTGGAGAAGAACGGAATCCAACTGGAGGACGCTGCTAGAAAGCGACTTTCTGGAGCGGAGCCTTTGACCTTCGATCAGATTCGATCCGTCATTGCGCTGGCGAACACCGAGGTGCTGCTCAACACGGGCATCACCACGCGTGCGCCTTGGACGCTCAACAATACCTTCGGCCGCATTGTCTCACCCCTGACTGGCTGGGCTCTGATCAAGACCGCCGACGTGGTGAAGAGTTCGCGAGAGCCGGAGGGTAGAGCATCCTTGAGGGCAGCCGCTTCCGCCGCCACAGCATTCACCCTGGCCATCGTTCCAGTGACCATCGCCTACGCCGTGATGCGCAAGGAGTACGAGAAGGACATCGTTGGCAAGGCGCCCAACCAGCTTCCGTTCAAGCTGGATGAGAACCTGCCCCTCGCCCTGCTTGATTCGTTCTCCCGCCTTGGCACGTTCGGAATCATCAGCGAACCCGTCAACTCCATCTTCAACGTGTCCACTGCCCGAGAGTTCAGCGTGGACAGCCGGGTGTTCGTCGCCTCCACCATCATGAACCTTGGCGCTGTGCTCACCAAGCTGGCGCGTCAAGGCCCGTCGAATTCCACCTACGCTTCAACCTGGCGCCAGTTCATTCAGGCTGCTGGTGGAACTGGTTACCTCCAGAACTTTGATGCGATCAACAACATGCTGGACCTCGACAACACCGAGCGCCGCATTGTTGAACGCATCAACGTGGGCAACCTGATCCGTGTGGCCGGCAGGGAACAGGGACTTGACCTGAGAATCTTCCGGGGTTCAGCCGCCGGCATGATCAACGCCATACCCAACCCGGTGAAACCTTGGGTGGGAAACATGGTCCTGGCTGCCTACGTCAACGACCCGGCCGCATTCCGCGAGGCGTACTCCAAGGCCCTTGAAGTCGCCAGCCTGAAGGCTGTAACTGACCCGGAGGTTGATCCCTACGCAGACGTGGCTGAAGCTTACGAGCGCATGAATCCTCTCCGCTCCACGTTCAACAAGTCCCCCAGCGCTGGCGAGTACCAGAAGATGCTGGCTTCTCTGGGTGACAGCGCAACCGAAGTGTCGGCAGCCATCCGCAACTTCAACGCCTACGGAGCGCAGGTGCGAAAGAGCCGAGCCAACACGGGAGGGCTCACCCCGTTCTTCGGCACAGAACGCAGGGCCGTGAACATCTACGGATCCAGCTCCATGTCCGGTGGCGGTGGTGGGGCAAGGGATTACCGTTCAATCGCTGCGGGGTTTGGGAGATGAACACCGCCACACCAGAGCAAGCTCCTAGAGTAACCACGCAATTACAGATAAGGGAGGCTTTGCTTCAGTCTGGATCCATAGCGGGGGCGGCTAGATTGCTCGGAAGGAATCCGGAGAAGCTACGCTTGCGGATCATGGACAACGCAAAGCTAAAGGCCGTCTTCGATCAACTCAGAGCTGAGAAAGCATCGGCGGTGGATGCGAGAGATCCGGGAGCGTCATTAGCTCGCGACGTTGAATCCTCAATGAAGCGTTTGGAGAATGTCTGCATGACGGCAGAAGCTCTTACCTCCATCGGAATTCCCGAAGACGTAGCCAAGACCGCCATCAATCAAGCCGACCTGTTCGCCAAACACTTCAAGCAGATCGGCGCCATGACTGGCGGTGGCCTCCTGTCCCTCTACCTGAGTTTCCAGACTGAAGCCAAGGCAACAACGGAGAGGATCGCCTTGCTCGATACCGCACCCTTGGATCCACTGACCGGAGAGAACCTTGACCAAAGGCTGGTCAGGCTGAGGATGCTCAGGCAGGACAGGGCCACGCTCTACGGCCTCATGCTCGATACCTACGACAAGATCCGGCAGGCTGGAATCGCGGCAGCCATGATTGAGTTGCGGCGCGCGGAGCAGAAGGAAGCGATCCAGAATAAACGGAGCCCGAAGTTCTCGCCGCTGTCGCCAATGGTCAACATGCGTGTTGACGGAAATGTGACGGTGGCGAATGGAAATGGAAGGAGTCACCTGCCGGCGCCGGCTGTAATTGATTTGCCCAAGGATGGAAACTGAGTTTCTAATGGTGCTTCGGATTGATGGGAAGCCCGTCCATTCCGAGTTCCCTGAACAGGTCTCTCAATCTGGTCCACTCCGACTTGGGAAAGCGGTCGATCCGGCGGTGAATCTCGTTGTGGCACAGCTCGCAAACGACTTCCAGATCAATCAGGAGGACATCGGTCAGGTTGTGGTAATCCCAGTGATGGACGTGCAACTTCGTCCGGCTGCTGCAATTGGCGCAGCAATCGCGCTCTTGGAGTTTGAGCTTCCGAAGTTCCCCCCACCGATCGGAGTTTAGATAGACGTGGTGGTAGTAGGTGAACCGGGTGGGGTTCAGCTCAAACTCGCGTTGACCACGGGCCTGCCGCTTGCGCCTGAACTTCTCCGACTTCGCGAGCTTTATCTCCGCCAGTTCCTGCGTAGTCTTTGGCCTCTTCTGGAACGATTCATAGCAGGATACGCAGCAGAAGATCTTGTTCTTCCTGCGGTCGCGGCCGCAGTTCTTGCACGGTCTGGAAGTCTGGATTGATGGGCTGCCCGATTGCCGAGACTGAGTGGCGAGTCGTCGCTTCTCTAGCTTGGCCTTCGCCCACCGTTGGTTCATCTGTCTTCGGCAATCACGCGAACAGGCGCAGAGATTTTGTGCGACTACGAAGATCTTGCCGCAGATGGGGCAGTTCTTCTCGTATCTCGAACTCATGGTGACCACTCTGAAATGCCAGCCAACCGCTAGACCGGAACAGCGAGGACGTGCTGCTCCCGGCTGGCTGGCATTTCGGAACTGTCGTTGTGTGTTTCATCGGGTCTAGTCGATGTGTCCTGATTTGCGGGACGTCTCCAATGAAACACGCATCTAAATTCTGTCAACCGAAAAGTTCAGCCGGCTCCTGGTGTCCGTATGAAAGGAGCGGATCCCGGAGCCTTCGCAGAGTTCCAGACCGATGGATGCACTACCAGAACATCCCGGCCGCGTCCGCTGGCTGAGAAAGAATTAGGCGAACATTGGACGCGCAAAGTGCTCCGGACATTTCTTGTCAATGTAGTCCAGAGCGCAGCGCTTCGTGCCCATCCAGAGCACGGCAATCATTTGCACGGGGTAATCCTCAACGTTGTCGTTCCACCTTCGCTTCATGTCGCCGTCTACTTCTTCACGATAAGCGGCAACCACGGCGTCAGCTTCCTCTTTCCATAGCCCGTTCTCTTCGCAAAGGGTTTTCAGCTTTTGTTCGATTGTCATAGTTTTTTTACGGCTTCACGGTTTGAGCGGCGTCAACTGGGGTGATGCGATTAACAGTGTTCGGCGTCAGGGCCTTCTTCGCAAATTCCCACGCTTCATACATCGCGCCGTTTTCCATTGGGTGAGGATGCGCTGATGCCAAGACGGTTTTCAGCGCCTTTCGCAGTCGCGTGCTTTCGCGTTCAAGTTCTCGACATGCGTCTTCCCATCCGACATCGAAGTTGCACTCTTGTTCGTGTTCCAGTCGGTCGGTTATTGGGGTATCAGACGCCGAACACGTCGCCCCAGGCACCTCCGCCTGTGCCGCACGACCCTGTGGTTCGTCCCAGTTGCCGGGTGTCATGGTTTGTCAGCTTTCGTCTTTCTGCCCAGCACCACGTCCGCTTCCCGGCATTCCTCTTCCAGCTTTTCGTAGTGTCCCGGTGGCAGCCTGTCCTCGCAAGCGTTGCGCAATGCACGCAGCGCGTTGGACACACGGTCGTAGTCGGAGGCTTGAACGGTCCAGCCTTCCGAATCTGGGTCGCTTTGTTTCTGCCCCATCTGATGCGCGAACGGTTTGCTGGCGATGAAGTTCCAGACTTCATTGAAGTCGTAACACTCCGGCACGATCAGGACCGTGTCCATCGGAAGCCTGTTCCCGGAGGCTTCACTCATTGCAAGTAAAGCCACGGTCAGCCTGTTGAAGTAGCAATCGCACAGCTTGATCCAAGCCAGGGCTTGATGCGTTGCGATACACACGCTGATTGCCCGATTGTTCGCGCACTTGGACAGAACCAGTTCATGTTTGACTTGAGGCACTGGCACGGTTGGGGGACTATCTTTAGTTGGTTGTTCGTTCATGTTGATTACCTTTGGTTGACCATCGATGCCCCATCCTTTCGGACGTAAGCCTTGGTTGCTTCGCTGCCCTTGTGGTGGCCCAGCCTCTCGGCAATGTCTGTCAGCGTGGCGCCATTGTTCGCCATCGTCGTAGCCAGTGTGGCTCTCAGACAATGGAAGCTGTAGCCGTTGAATCCGAACCGATCCAGGAACACCTTGAACGCGACGGACAGGTTCGCCCGACGCTTCGTGTCGTTGATTATGGCCCGCTCCTTTGGGAACAGGAACCGGACGTCCTCTCTGGGTAAGGACTCCACCAGATCCTTGACCCTCTTAGAAACTGGAATTTCTAAGCGCGTGTTAGTCTTGCCCTGCCAGATGGCGAGTGTGTCACCTTGGAAGCACGGCCATTCCAGATTGCAGATGTCGCCCAGGCGCAAGGCCAAGTCTCTGCCCAGGATGATTGCTGCCCGCAGGAATCCACGACTCACGGAAGGCGGATCCTGATTGGCGCACACGCCCAAGAGGAACTCGATCTCGTCATCCGCGAACACCTTCTTGTGCTTCGTCTCCTTCTGGATGAACGGCAGCAGCTTGTAATCGATCCGCACCAGTTGCGACGGGTCGCTCAGGATGTACCGCTTGATGTTGCAGAACGTCATGAAGTTCCGAACACTGGCGAGCTTCTGCTTCCGGGTGCCCAGCTTGTTCTTCGAGTCCACGCTGTTGATCCAGAGCCGGATGTCATCGGTGGTGATGCTTCCAATCGTCTTGCCGGCCAGCTTCATGTCTTGGATCCAGCGCCGGATGTCTGTCTGGTTGTTGACTCTGGTTCTATCCGACCGGCAGGAGGTAACCATCCAGGCATCCCATTCCTCCATGGCCTGCTCCACCGTGACAGTGCGGTTCGCGGTGATCAGGGTGACAACCTCAGCGGTGAGCCGGTGCGCCTTGGATGCAGTCTCAAGCTCGACCAGCTTGGAGCGTTCAACGACAGCCAGAGCTTCCGTCTTGGTGGAGCAGAACGTGTTGAGCAGCTTCTTGCTGCCGTCCTCAGTCATAACCTCTGCCTGCCAGAAGTCAGAGCTGCCTGTTCTGAGTAGCTTCATGGTTTGTAAACCTCGATGTGGTGGTAGGCGAATAGGCACAAGACTAACACTGCCAACGGGAACTCCGGTCCGTCCGTGTGCATAGCAATGTCGATCAAGCAGCCTATCACCAACCCAACTAGTGTCGCCTTGAAGTAGAAGTTCGCAGCCCTGACGGTGGGATCATTCATTGGCATCCTTTCTCAGCGTGCTTTCAATGGGCTCGATGATGTGAATGGTGACCGTGCCGCACGTCGGGCAGAGCTGGTTACAGCTTCCCATCACCACGCCGTTGGTGATTGTGCTGTGTCCGCAGATTGAACAGACAACCTCGCTCTTCGGCTCATCCTTGGAGAAGTCCGGCATCGGCTCACCCCGGGCTGCGATGTCGCGAACTTCAAGCAGGAGTTTCACCACTCGAATAAACTCAGACCTGAAATCGAGCATGGCTCTTGGCCCCATCTGATTCTCGATCATCTTGCGGATGGTGCCAAGGCGTTGCTCCGCATCGGTTGACGGTTCGTTGGCTGCCACCCTTGCGCATTCTTTGCAGAGTCCGGGGAATGGGTATGTTACGCCAGTGTCCGGGAACTCGCTCCTGAGTTTGTCTTGGTTGCAGCCGGAGCAGTAATACATGTCTTGCGGCTGACCCAGATGTGTGTGTGGTTGACTCATTTACTTCTTCGCTTTCACATGGTTTTCCAGCCTCACCAACAACGGTAGGAAAGTGACTTTCCAATTTGGTGATCTCTTCAGGTGTTGGAACCGTCCTTCGCGGTGCTTGGGCTGGCTCTTCAAGAACATCCGCATTCGCCGGCAGTGCTGCCGGTTTGACAGGTCCGTGTCGCACGCCAGCATGAACTGGTGCGCGGTTGGAAGATCGATGCCACGCCAGTCCGTTTGTTGGCTGATGGCATCGACCTGCGAAACGGAGAGGCCGGATCGTTCGGCAATCTCCGTTGACTCCAGGGGTCTGCCCCTTGGCACCCGGGCCAGCAACCTACAGAGGAGCGGCGAGAAACGATTCAGTCTCGCCCAGAACAGTTGCCCGTAAGGCCCGGTTGGCTTGCGTGGTGATGTCATGGGTGGAGACATCGCACACGTTCCTGATTAGGTCAAGTGCCTGAATAGGAAAAGGAGAAGCTTGGCAATCAGCGCCCAGAGAATCAGGCTGCCGATCCCCAGCAGAACAAGCGGCCAGTTGAAACGTCTCATGGAATGCTTAGCCTCCTCGCCCACTCTTCAAACCACAGCGAAGTCGAAACATTCACTCCATCTCCGTCGGGCAGTGTGGAGGTTGCTTCAATGGCTATGATCTCGCCTTTCAATTTAGCGAACATCGCCACCATTTCGTCCCGCTGTTTCACAAGACACGCAAGGCACAAGCCCTTGCCGTCTTCCTTCTTGTCCGCCAGCTCGCACGGTGCGGATGGGGTGTTGCAGATGCGGCAGTTCATGGTTTGTTCGTCTCCTTCCTGATTCGTTCGGCATCCACCTTTGCCATGGCCTCTCTCAGGTCTTGGACGTGGGCACCAAGTTCCTCCTCGTACCACTGGACGAACTCCCAGAGGATAGCCGATTGATCGGACCAGTCGCATCGCTGCTGATACTTGCGCCACAGTGAATAAACCTTTGCCGTTGGAACTCCGCCAGCCTTGCTGATGGCGGCGATCTTGTCTTGAAACTCCTGACAGGTGTTCTTGAGGTTGCTCATTCCTTATTCTCCTGTGTGGATCCGTAAACGCACCCGCAACGGGAGCATTTCCAGACGTGTTTGGGATCACCGTTCGCAACCATCGCGTTGTGGTCGCACTGCTTCTCCTTCACGAGTTCGACTGTTACGAGGTGTGTTCCGGGCGATGTCTCAAGGTCAACCTTGATGTCACGCTTCCCGTCATCCAGCCATTCAAACTCATTGGGCAGGGTGATAACCGAGTCTGGCCAAGGTGGTCGCGGCTTGCCGTCGCGCTCCGCCAAGGCGTAGGCCACGTCGGTTGCCAGCTCGGCAGTTCCCTTAGCCACCTCGAATGACGCTCCCAGCTCCTCCATGCAATCGCGGATGCTTTCGGCTGGCACTCGGTCCACCAGTTCTTGGAACGTGGAGAAGCGGTAGGTGATGGGTGTTGGTGTTGGTTCTGTGCTCATAATTAGAAACTCACTTTCTATTCTCAGTCGATATCCCATGACTCGTCGAACTCTTTGATGGTTCCTTCCCAGGTGAACTGTTCCATTTCGGATTCATCGCAGCCGTGGCCAATGACAACGGCCACGTCTTTGAAGTCATCCTTAACGGAAACCCTTCCGCACTTGCGCGTCCATTCGGATTCATACTTCCGCTCCATGACGCACGTCCCGGGACTGAGGCGTTGTCGCTCTACCTCGGTTGGCGGTGGCTCGATGGGCGTGTCGAATGCGTAGGCTGCCCTCGTGTCTTTGTTGTAGATGATGTTCATGTTCAGCGTTGGACTGTCAGGATTGCGGTTTTGATGTTCGTTCCAGATTCCTTGAACGCTCCAGCCGGCACTTCGATGAAGTCCCAGTCGTATCCATCCAGCACTTCCTTGAGCTTCGGGCGTTCAGTGTTGCCAAGCATCACCGCCACAAGCAGCCCGCCGGGAGCCAGCCACGTCAGCGCGTGCGCCACATGCTTGATGTCTTGGTTCTTGGTGAACGGTGGGTTCATTACGATGCGCTGGTACCCCGACCCCGGCGGCGTGGTCAGGAAGTTGGAGGTGAGTACTGTTGAGTAGCCTTTGGCTCTCAACTGGACTGCTGACTCTGGGTTCATCTCGATGCAGTAAACGTCCATTGCTCCCGCCTTCATGCAGGCATCGGCCAGCGCACCTTCGCCAGCAGACGGCTCAAGAACGATGTGCCCAGCCACGTCGGCCAGAGCCGCGATGTCTCATCAGCCAGTTCGGGCGGCGTGTAGAAAGCCTGCCACTTCTTCTTCTCATCGATGGCCACGCCGGTTTCGAGTATCAGTCCCAGCTTCGCAAGGGGATCTCCGTTGAAGACGTGCGCCTTCGCTGATCTGTTCCACTTGCCGCCAGCGTTCAGGAGCACCTTGTTCACGGATTCGTACAGCTTGCGTTCGAGGCTGGCAGGCAGCACGAGTTGGTTGCCGGTGATTGTTGAGTGGGTGATTACGGCCGTAACTTCAGGTGTCAGTGTTTGATTTGCCATAGGGTGTGTTGGTTAAGCGGGCATTGAATCCAAGTAGGACTGTGCATCCATCAAGGCAGCCCGCACATTCCCCCCTGATCCGACTGCAATCTGTGCCGCCACGTCTGCCTGTATCTCCTTCCACTTGGAGCGGAGGAACTGAACGATCGTCTCGGTGTCCGGCGCTTGAACGGGAAGCTGTTGCAGTCTGGTTTGAAACCGCTCTTGCAACAGGTTGAGCTGCATGTTACTGGTGCCGATGAACGCATGGCCTTCACGCATTTCATCCAGGTAAGTAAGGAGCAAGTCCTGAGCGGCAGCCGGCGCCGTGTCCAGTTCGTTCACGATCTTCACCGTCCAACCTTGCGGCCTGTAGGCAGCGGCCTGCATCCAGTTGCGAACTACGTCGATCGTGACGTTGCGACCGTTGGTGGATTCGATGAAGATTTTGTGAGGGGCGATGCGCTTGGCCAGCATCTCAGCCAGTCGCGTCTTGCCCACTCCACTTGCCCCGTAGAGCAGCAGCTTGACAGGACCGTCGCCTCCGCTGAGTGCGGTGTTCGCCTTGCGTTGGAGCAGTTGCGCCACGGCATTTGCTTGGCCGATGAATTCTTCAGGAGTTGTGGGGTGGTAGTTCGATGGGTTCATGTTGTTTGTTGGTTATGGTTTACCGAGCACGATGTCCGACGCGTCGAGCAGCATGGTTGCGCCGGCTGCCCTGTCGCCTATTGCAATCAGGACAATGTTGGAAAGGATCGTTGCGTTCAGGTGGGCGATGTCCACCTTGATGAACTTCTCCCCACCAGACGGCGCAACCTCAACTGCCGGGGATGATCCAGCTTCAGGTTCATCCTTGGGCAGCGAAGCAACGCGCTCCCTTCTCTGCCGGATACCTCCATCACGCAGGCAGGCATTGACCCATTGCCGGGTGATGCCAGCTTCCCTGCCCCAGGCGTGCATCAGCTCAATGCAATGATCATCGGTGACGCCTTCCGCCCTCAGCTTGGAAACTGTGTTTCCAAACAGAACCTTGAACGTGCTCCGGGTTGTGCCTGCCACGCCGGCGATGAACTCAGCCTTGATGATGTCCAGTGTCATGGTGTTTAGCTTTCTCGTATCATGCGAGCAACCTCCGGATCCTTGCATGAATCAGCAATGAGCAGTTGGTGTCCGCGTTTTAGAATCGCGGGCCGGTCTGTGTAGATGTCCTCACCAACCCAGCGAATATGTTCCCTTCCCATCTCTGTCGCTATCGCGCGGCGAGCCGCTTTATTCCCACGACCCGGGGCGGCGGGATCTGGAATGCGCAGATTGGTGCGTGACAGTAGGTTATAGAAAGCGGGATTCATGGGATGTTTCCTTTCGCAATCTCCGCGAACGCTTCAGCCAGGTTCAGCGGCGGGGTTACTTCATCCTTCTTCGTGAATGCTTCTTCATCCATTGGCTTGGCGTGGATCCGGTAGCGCATTCGTGTTCCTGCAATCAGCGCCGCCGCTTGTGCAGTCGCCGATCCCGTGTATTTGAAAGGCCCGGCAGCATTGCCGAGCCAGCATTGTCCGACTGGATCCCATAGACCCAGCGGTGTGGTGGTGGTTGCTTTCAATTGATTTGAATCCATGAGTCGGGGACTTTGCATTGTCGGAATGTCTTGTTGATTTGGTAGGGCTGAATCATGCGGAGCAGTGCGAAGTGCGGGACAAGATCGATAACCTCGAACGTCGCCTTCCGATCACCAGTCTTCCACACTGAGCCGACGACCCATCGCTTGTCGCGTTGTCTTGTTGTGGCTTTCATACTTTGGCTGTTACCTTGGCCAGGAACGTTGAGATGACCCGGGCCGAATCGATTACGTTGGGCAGGCAGACGAAATGACCCTCGCCATACATCTTGATGCCATCCTCTTGACTGGGCAATCCATCGATCCCTATCCCGTAGGTTCTGATCCCGAACTTTGACAGGCCCCAGCGGCACACGTTGCCCATGTGAATCATAGCCAGATTGCCTCCGTAACTTGAGCTGGATGGCTGCCCGTCTGACAGAACGAACATGATCTTCTGTTGGGCATGATGGTAATGCCGATGCAGTTGTCGGATGACGCATTCCATGGCGTAACCATCCGCGTTATTTCTTCGGCTTGTGATCTGAGACAGCGCGAAAGGCTGCGGCAGATTGGGACTGACATACTCGAAAACGGTAGCTCTTCCAAATCGTTGTGAGTCGCAGGTGTGTCCGTAAACGCAGAGCTTGATGCCTTGCAGTTTCCGTAACGCTTCAACCAAGGCGATGCAGATGTCGCGTGCCGTTTCGTAACGTGATGGTCCACCTTTCACATTGGCAGCCATGCTTCCGCTTTCGTCCACCAGGATTGCGATGGCCACGTCTGGCATGGAGACGATCTCTTTCCGCTCGAATATGTGCGGGTGCTGCTCTCGCAAGGCCAGCTTATCGAGTGAACCATCATCCAGGTCGCCGGACCTGAGTCCGTGCAACGGATAATCAGGAGCCAGCTTTCGGAAGTGCAACGACTGAATGACCGACTTGATCATCGGCTGCATTCGTTTCGCGATCTCTCCGTAAGCTTGAGTGTGATGGTTGCTTGCCTGAACTGGCATCAAGTCAACCGGAACAACACTGCATCGAGGTGGAACGATCGGCTTATCCAAGTCATCCGGGTTGATGGTGATGGACATGGGTTCTGGGACATCGCTTGAAGACGCTGAGGATGGAACGTATTCACCGAACTGCTTCCCGTCCGTGATCTTGGGTTGCGCGGTTGGTGGTGGCGTTGCAGGCTCGGCAGGCTCTTCGGATTCCCCGCTGCCTTCACCTTCACCCTCTTTGGAATCTTCAGGCTTGCCGTCACCGTTCTCCTTCTTATCGCCGCCGTCCGATTCATCCTTGGAATCACCACCCTTACCCTCTTCGTCTTTGTTCTCGCCCTCGCCCTCTTCATCGGACTTCTCTTCGCTGTCTGGCTTGTCCCCTTTCCCGTCGCCCCCGCTGTCGTCACCCTTCTCTTCCGAGTCGCCCTTGTCTTCGGACTCTTCCTTGTCACCTTCGGAAGGCTTGTCCTCGCTCTTCTCGGGATCCCCCTCTCCCTTATCGTCCGGCTTCTCCTCCGGCTCACCTTCGCCCTTGTCGGGATCCTTGTCTTCTGGGTAGGAGCTTTCCCGCTCGGACTTGTCCTCATCGGATTCGCTGTGATCCTCTTCGTCCTTCTTCTCTTCGGGCTTAGGATCCTCTTCCTTCTCAGGCTCAGGCTTCTCCTCTTCGGGTTTCTCTTCAGGCTCGGGCTCAGGCTCGGGCTCAGGCTGTGGTGGTGGCGGCGGCGGGGGCGTGTCCTCAACCCACTTGCGGATCTTGGCGACCGCTTGTTCGGCCGCCGTGAATCTCGCAGTCTTGTCGGCTTCACCAAGTTCACTGGCCACTTCTTCAACCAACGCTTCCAGTCTCGGCTCCATCGTGAGCGGTTTCATGGGGTGAACCATGGTCCAGTTGAGCGCCGTCACTGCGGCTGCCACCTTGTCCTCTGCCCTGCTCACGAAGTCTTGCACCTGTTCCAGTTGAGTCAGGCCAGCCAGCTTCTCATGTCGTGACAGGTAGGGTGTTCCTCCGGGCCACTCTGAGAGCAGAGCTTCGCGCGCCTTGCCTTCTTCGAGCGCCTGCCACACGTCAACGTCCAGCTTCTTGGCAGGGTTATGACGATTCACTAAGGCAGATTTGTGTGCAACTTGTGACATCGTTGTCTTCAATGTCGCACCCAGCAGAGCGGCGCCGCCGATGCCATCCAGCGTGGCCGGGTCTGAATCCTTCACCAAGTCAGGGGACAGGACGATGTTGCCATCTCCAGGTTCATTGAAGGTTACGGTGTGGCTAGCAGCCCACTGAATCTTCAACTCACGTTCCGTTCCGTTCGTTGAGTTGCGGACCGAGTTCATCAGCCGGGCCACGCTCAGAGCCGCATCGTTGAGCTTGCTCTTCATGGCGTCTGAACCATAGCCATAACGCTTCTCTTCGCTCAGGGTTGAGCGGCTCAGGTAACGGTCGCTCTGTTGGAGCAGGCTCTCCTCTTGATCGTCATCCTCAAGTTCATCCTGCCACCAGCGGCGGGGCTTGTTCTTCTCTTTGATCTTGCTCATAGGTTTCGATTTGGAAACTGAGTTTCCAACGTGAGGGTTTACTTGGAGAGCAGGCCCTTCAGTTGGAACATGTTCACCACCTGCTTGCGTTCCGATGTGTCACCGCCATCAGAGGAGAAGTGATTGAACACTGTGCTGCGGAAGCTGTCCGCGCCTTTGATTACGAAGTCCGACGCAGCGGCCAGCAATTGTCTGGTGCTGAGGGTTTCACTCAGTCCACCGAATGAGGCGGCCTTGCTTCGGATAACGCCCGCCACCTGCACCAGCATGGTTGCGTGATGCTTCTTGATTCCGGGAACCTTGTCGCACAGGACGGACACCTCCCGATCTTCCGGCAGGTAATCCAGCTCGATCCTTCGGCAGAAGCGGTTCTTCATCGCCCGATCCGTGCTGTGCGTGCCGGAATAATCCAGGCCCTCATTCATGGTGGCGGCGAACACGGTGCCCGGACCAACCTTCAGCACACCAGCCTCTTCGACGTGCGCCGTCCGG